ATCTTACCTGCTTCGAGACGAGCTTTCTGATAAGCCATGAATTTATCAAGATATTCTTCGTTCTGCTTTTCAGCATCGCCACCAGAATTTTTACCACCTGAGCCACCTGAACCAGATTTGCCAGATTTACCAGAAGATTTATCTGATTTCTTCGAAGATGGAGAAGTAAGATTTCCTTTAAGATTTCCTGCTCCTGTATTCTTTTTGCTATTATTTACATAGCTAGGAGAAGTATTTTTTTTAGACGAATTACCTGTTGATTTTGTGCTTACAGTTTTTGCACTTTTTGATGAAGCTGAAAATGTAGGAACATGACCACCTAATTTATTTAAAAATCCAGCCATCTTATTCCACGTCTTTTGGAAAGGTGATAAATCTCCATCTACTTGTATAACACCTCGACCTTCATGTGCTGCAATTATCGCTGCATTTATACTTGCAATTGCACTAGAAGTATCAGCTCCAACTAGAAAATCACTTTGAGAATTTTCGATATTCTCTTGAGTCTGAGCTACTGTATCAACAGCAAGGTCGGTATTACCAGAGAAATAAATCATACCATCTTGGTCTTTTACATAATAAACTTGTGTCTCTGGATCGCTAACGTCACCATAATAAGTAATTGTTCCATCCTCATTTTTGATAGCAGTGATTTGTTGTTCAACACCATCAACATTAGCAGTAAAAGTAATAGTTGAATTTCCCGAAGCATCTTCTAAGAGATTTTCAACGTCTTTTTTATTTTTTACTTTAGCATCAATTTCTAATTCATGTGGCTGTGAAAAGAAATCATTCCAATAGTTTTGGAAATCTTCAGTACTAGCATTATCAAAGTCAATGTTATTCTTTGTACCCCAATCATTAAACTGTTGAAGTAACTTCTCGTATTCTTGTTGCTTCTTATCTAACTCTTTTTGAGCAGCGATAATGTCTTCATCGTTATCACCATCTTTAACAGCTTTACTGATAGCTTTTGACTTCTTTTCAATAGCGTTCTGATATTTTTCAAGATATTCGTTTGTAATATCATCAGTACCAGTATGGTCTTCAAGTTTACTAATAGCTTGGTCATTGAGTCCAAGTAAATTAGCATAATCATTACGGCTTTCTTTACCACCATTCGCCATTTTGCTTCTAATTTGATCAATCTGGTCGTAAATCTGCTGAATATCATACTCAAATTTAATTGGTATATCAAAACCTTGTTGCATTGTAGACATATCCTGTTGGAAACCATCTACTTGTGCGTTCCAATTCTTTAATAATTCACCAAGTCGGTCTTTACGAGAACCGTCTTGCATATTATCATAAAGTGCTTGAACAGATGCTAAATCAGTTTTTATTTGTTCAAGTTCTTGTGCTGAATCTTCAACGCCATCTAGCTGAAAACCATAATCAGACATAGTTTTAAGCATTGTTTCTACAACTTCGACATTTACACCTAATGCTTTTGCAACTTCGGCTGTACTAGAAAAATGTGTCTGAACTTTTCCAGCATCTTTGTCAATATCGACAAGAGATGAATCTGCTGTTTTTAAATCTTCTAAGAAATTCCAAATAGAAGCCGTTTCATCCTCTGAATCGAACCATCTTGATACTTTATCATAGGCGTTTTTCCATGCATCTACATAAGCATTTGCAGAAATTTCATATTGAGAAGTATCAATTTTGTCAGGTGACATCCATTGAGCTACTGACTGGAAGTCGTCAGTTCCAATAAATCCACCATCATACAGTTCTTTCGCTTGTTTTAAATATCCTGCGAGAGAAGTCCAATCGGTACTTGCATTATTCGACTCAAATGCTTTCTTTACAGAATCAAGTGTACCACCCAATGCATCTGCGGTGTCACTTTCTGTTTTCTTTACAGATTCTAATACATCTTTATATTCGGAAGCAGCGAGAGAAGTACGTCCAAGTTCTTGCTGTTTTGCAACTAACGCTTTTTTGAATTCATCAGACTGAGCATATTTTAATTCATCTTGTGTAAGAGAGTTTACCCAATTAGTAATAGTATCTACGTCTGATGCATTACCACTACCATTTTTAATGACATCTTTTTCAATATCTTTAACAACTGATTTTGCAGTTGCCTTAACTTCATCCGCTTCAGATTTAATAGCATCTAAATTAAATGGAATTTCAATCTTATTTTTCTTGCAATATGCTTTTATATCAGAAATAGCTGTACTAATTCGTTTTTCATAATCGCCAATAGATTCGTCTTCGGTTTTTCCACCTAATAGATTAGCAGTCATGCCTCCTAAATCATCAGAGTCAATACCGTCTTTTAATGGAGAGATTACATTCTTGCGAACCCATTTTTCCATATCAATATCTGAATCAAACTGAACTAAAAACTCACCTGTTACGTTACTAGCAAAAAGTTTTGCATCAGTTTGAGCTTCTTCTGATAAATCCTTAAAACCAGAAGTATTGGTATTAAAATATGCGTCTAATATAGGTTTTACTTTTTCAGATTCAGTTTCAACTGTAGCATTACAAGACGTAAAAGCATCTCTGATTTTATCTTGTAATTCAGGAGTTAAAGAATCAAAATCAACAAATGTATCAGTGTTAATCTTTAAACTGTCCTTAACACTTTTATCCTCTAATATTTTATCAAAAGTATCTTTACCTAATGCATTGGCAAGGTCGACAGTATCAACAGGACTACCATCAATACTCATGACACTTCCTTTTGTCCCTTGAAGCTTTAATTTTCCATTAATAATATTATTTATTAATTTTGCATTTTTACTATCGTCTGATATAGCTGTTTTGAAATCGTCGAATGTATCACTAGATTTAGAACGTATATCAGCATAATAGGCTTCTTGGTTCTTTTTGTAGGCTTCTGTGAGTTCATCAACACTACCTTTGTTTTTAAGAATAACATCATTTTGATCGTTATATCCCTTTATCATTGTAGGGAACATTTCTGCAATCTTTGATGTCATATCTTTATACTCTGAAAATTCATCAGTAGTTAATGATACATTATGACCAAATTCGTCAATACCTTGTGATAACTCTTCAAAACGTTTTCCATTTTCATTTATCCATGACTCTTGTGTTGAAAGATTATCTTTCTGCTCTTTTACAGAAGAATTAAACTCTTCAAGAGCATCTTTTGCATTGTCAACTCGATGAATTAGAGTATCAAATCCTGTTACAACTAAAGATATAACTTCACTAATTGCAAACATGGCAATCATATTTCCAGCCATAGCCAAAGCTTTCATACCAATCGAGGCTTTCTTCGCACCTTCGCCAAGACCGATTTCTTTAAGAGTAAGATCGGCAAGAGCTTTACTAGCTCCGTCACTTTCTTTAGAGATTTTTTGAAGCATCTCAACAGTAAGATCTTCATTTTTACTTACTCCAGGGGTATTCATTGAAAGAAGTTTTTCTTTTGTATTAGCCAATAACTCTTTATTTTTTGCCTCAACTAAAGCATTTGTTGCTGCAATTTGCGCTTCTGTTGCAGATATCTCTTTTTCTTGATTAGATATATTAAAGACCATCTGCCCATTTTCTTCTTCTATAATTCCAATTTTTTGTTTTCGAATGGCATTATTATCTTGTGAAGCAACATTTAATGCTATCTGTCCATCGCTTTCTTGTTTCAAATATCCAGAAATAGATTGCTCAGATGATTTAATTTTATCAATAGAAGAAGTACGAATAGCTTCCATTTGAGACAAATATTTTGTTTCAGCTTGTTTTAGTTCTTCGTAATAAGTTGGCTTCATTTCTACAATATTATCTATTGGAGTAGATTTGATTTTTTCCATCTGAGAAACATGTGCTTCTTGTTCCTTACGAAGTTCTTTTAAATAATTTACTTCATTACCAGTAGGATATCCTAACTTTTCAAGAGATGAGACATCAATATCATTAATCTTTTTTTGTACTTTTTGAGACTCATCTATTTCTTTATTTACTTTTTCTAAGTTAGTAAGATATGTGGCATATGAATTATTGCGTTCTTTTACAATATTATTATAATTATCTTGAGCTTCTAATTTATGCTGTTTCTCAAATTCCGCATTTATTTTTTCAAGCTCTGTCACAGAAGTTTCATAATTTTTTGTTCTACGTTTTGAAAGTTCTATAGAAGCTTCGAGTGCTGCTTTTTCATCAGAAGAATTTTCTTTAACTAGAAGATTATTACGTTCATTTATTTCTCTATATTTATCCGCTTGAGAATAGTTACCCTCGTTTAATTTAGATGAATCGTTATTTTTAGAAAGACTTTCGTATCCCCAAGTTGGTTTTTGATGTTTCTTGTATAAATCTTCACCAATGGCAGATAAGCTAGATTTGATTTCAGAAGTTTTCTGCGAAACAGAATTAGACAATTTAGTAAAATCTGCAACGATTTCTTCTGTAGATTTTCCCCCAATTGTTAAACCTTTGTCCGTTGTTTTAAATATCGTACTAATTGTTTACAAGTTGTTTGAATACTTGTATAATATATTTATAATTATATTAAAATAATGGAGGGGATTTTATGGCATTAATCAAATGTCCTGAATGTAACAAAGAAATTTCTAGCTCTGCAAAATTATGTCCTCATTGTGGATGTGTTTTTTTTTCAATCTTAAAAAATAGATTCCAAATACAATTTATCATATTTGATCAGAGTCAAAAACCCATTTATAGCTTTGAAAAATATCCTCAAGATGGAAATGTAGGTATTTTAATAATCAATCAAGTAAATGCTTTTGCTGAATTTCGAGTTAATAAAAATATATTATCTATATTATATGAGGGCGAAAAAAAGGAATATCTATTAACACCATTTGGCTTTGTTAGAAATATAACTGGTACATTTATTCCAGATGGCAAATACATTAATTATGAAACGAATATTAATTCTATATATAATCCTAATTTGCCACTTGTATTTAAAATAAATGGTACAGGGCTATACAATAGAACTCCTATGAAATATTATAAAACAGACAATTTTATATTTATAGAAACTAATTCCTATGGATTAAGCTCCGTTGATATTCTTATAAAATATGAAAATATGTGGTATCATACTTTTTATGCAACAAGAACTTTCAATGATCAATCGAAATTGATAGAAGAATACAACGATTTATGCAGACTTTATTTTGCTAATAAAGAAGAACCAAAAGCCGTTAATTATAATACAGTTCAATGCCCTTATTGTCACTCTCACAATACAAGTCAAATTGGGATTTTGTCAAGAATGTTTTCTACAGGATTTTTCGGATTAGCAAGTAAAAAACTAGGCAAACAATGGCATTGTAATTCATGCAATTCAGATTTTTAAAGGGAGGTAACACCAATGAAAAATACACAGAACATTGCATCACTAATAGCCAAACTTGAATATGAAGTTGGAAGAGAATGTTATAATCCAAACTCATATGATGGATATACAGGAATAGAAGGTCTTGGATACAGATATCCTGTAAAAGTATATCAAGATGAAAATATGAGAACATATCGTGGCTCTATTACTTCAATTTCTCCATCGGAAGTTCATACTATGAAGTATGTATTCGGATCTAATCATTTATTCATCGGTAAAGGTATATATAATATACTTAACGAACTTGAAAAGAGATATGGATTAGATTTTGACAAGATGGAAGAGGAACTTGAGAAAGAAGAATAAGAGAGTACATCAATGCTTACAAAAGATCAAGAGAAAATATTACGTTGGTTACTATCTCTCAAGACAGATATAAAAAATACTATTACAATAAGCAGTTCAATGACAAAATATCCAAATGGATATACCGATAAACAAATTATCAAAAAATTGAGTGAATTTGAGAACCTCGGATTTGTCACAATTAAATGGTATAGCCAAAATCATGACGATCTCAATTATGCCGTTGATGTGACCGTATTAAAAGATGGTATTAACTATTTTGCTGATAAGAAAAAGAATAGAACTTCTAATAGAAGAGATTGGATAAAAACTTATATTCCAATAACAATTTCATTTATAGCATTACTGAAATCATTTGATACTGAAATTATTTGGCTATGGAAGCAATTAATGCAATTGTTGAAATGACAACAGGAGTCCAGAACATCAATCTAGGGTGTCTATCAGAAAATTGATTCATTGGGATGATTATTTTGTCATATATAAAATTTATTTAAATCACAACCTTTCTATATAAGTAACAAATTGAAATAAGAAAACCACATAAACAAATGTTCCGACTATACCTGTATAATAATTAGTGGTAAAATATTCCTATCAAAATAATGTACAAGGAAGGAATTTTACTATGGATAACAGTATTAGGAAGAAATTGGCTTATGATTTAGCTCTTGAATTTATCAAAGAAAACACATCATTTAAAGGGAAAGATAATGACATCATAATACTGACTGACAGATTCAGTCAATATTATGAATCATTTTATAAAGCAATTGGAGATAATGAAAAGCTCAAATCATTATTTTAACGGTGAATCTTCAATATCTTCTACAATTTCACGAAACAATGTACGAGTCTGAGATAATGAAAGATTATGTTCTTTTAATAAAACAATAATTTCATTTTTCAGACTTTCTGCGTTGTTTTCGTCTCTTAATAATCTTTCTCTACCTAATGTATTTTCCATATATTTTTCCTTTCTTATAAATCTAAAGAAATTTAATAGAGCAGAGCAGTAATCAAGGCTACACTCTTACAGACATCTTTTGTACTTTTATTTATATTTTTAGGTGCAAGCTTATTCGATTTCTTTTTAGGAGACTTTTTAGATGAAGAACTCAAAACAATCACTCCTTTCGTATGAGTTGGATTATACAAAAATCTGTATGAATCAGAAAATGATTATAGACATAAACAAAGCGATAAAGCATTTAAGTCTATTACAATTATTGCATCATTTATTGGTGCAGTTTTATGACTAAGGAAGTATTTTGCATAAGATTAAATCAATAATCAATCCTATAATTCCTCCAACCAAAGCAGGATTAAATCTATAAATACCTTTCATTCCTGGCATAATTTCACGACCTTTCTGTATAATAATAGATTTGTCGAAAGATGAGTCTTTTTTCTTTATTATTATAAATATGTGTATGAATTATTGTCTACTTATTTTCCCAATTAAATAAGACAGGTGAAATACTTGTCTTAAAATTCCTACTTCTAATTAAATCTAAATCTAATTTGAATATTGGATATTTATTTAAAAACAATTCATCTTTAATTCTCTCTATTATATCAGAGATAGCAAAATAATCATTTGTAAAATATATTCCCATTATTTTCTATTTTTCGAATAACTTCAATATCTATTGTATTATCATATTTTGAAGTTATATCAACAACCTCCCTCATAATATTTTTCCATTGTAATACTGATAGCTGTTCTTTATATTTTAAGTATAGACTTTGCGCCAACTCTGAAAGTATATCATTAGATCCTTTTGAACCTACAATGGCTGTGGATCTGATTTTTAGATAGGAGAGAAGAGTAGTGAGAAATTGCTACTTTTTTATTTGTATTGAAAAAGAGCAGGAGATTAATCCTGCTCTTTACTTTATTGCTACATTTTATTAAAAAGCAAATTACCAATAGAAACTCCAATGTAGTCCGTCTCTATAGATAAAAATAGAGCAACAAAACTAATGGCATCATTAGTAATACTATTAGCCATGAACACAAAGTAGAATATACCTAAGATAAGCAACAATAACAAACTAAATATATAAAATCTATCAAAAAATTGTTTTTTATGTTTCCGAATTTTATCGCCTAAAATAGTTTTAGAACTATCTAATCTGTTTAGAAACATATTTTCTGCAACTTCAAATATCAGACAACAGACAAACAAACATGAAATCACATTTATAAATCCAATTATATTGTCGATATATGGATTATCTGCTAATACCACTCTGAAAAATATTGCAGCTATAAAAGCAATCATTAATATTAAAAAATTTTTAAACGCTTTTTTATTAGATTTCATATCTATTTTTAATTTCCTTTTGTAGTTCTATCGAAGCAAAAATAAAGGAAGATAAATAATCTTCAAATAATTTAGTTGTAAATTCATTTGTAATATCATTGAACAATACACGGTTTATGTAGCTTATTGTGGTCGTATTCTTAGAATTTAAATAAATCTTACCAATTGCTATTTTAGAATTAACATTATTAATTGCATTTAACATATACATTATACTTCCATCCGCTTCTAATCTAAATAACATTGGACAATATATAGTTAATTCATGTTCATCACTGCAATATAATATGAAATGAATGCTTAAGGTATTTTCAATTTCTGGAATTTTTACAATAGGAGTAATTAAAAAATTAATATCTTCATCAATATCGACCAGTTTATATTTTATTAATTTAGAATTATCCAAAACTTGAATGATGTGATCAATTAAATTCTTACGAGCAATATCTTTCATACAATTACTCTCCCTTCAATATTAAATTTCTATAATAAGGAATATCTTGCGAATTTAAAATCAGAATTCTTATAATAGTTCTATCAAAACTTATTTGCAATTTATCATTCTGCCAAATTTCTGTTCTATGATTTTTAAATGTTCTTTTCCCGTTTCTTTCTTTCAATAGAATAAGTATGTTTTTTTTATGTTTTCTTTTATTTAATATTATGTATTTATCCATATCTTTACCACTTTAAAAATTACTGTTACAATTTTTCATCATCATTTCATACCAGTCGAGAAGAGTAAGTGTCTCTTCAATGGCAAGACAATTATTGGTGAAATTATTTTTTATCTGTTTTGCGGCTTCCTTTGTAGAAGGATTTTGTTCTGCAAATTCTAATATGGAAACAACGGTAATTTTATCAATTTCTTGATAAAAATTAGTCATATCATCTTTTATATCATCTTCTGTATTATCTAACGATTCTTGCAATTGTTTTATATTATCTTCAATTTTAGAACGTTTAGCTATGTCTTTTTCAATTTTCTTTTTTAGTTTTTTACTGATAAAAAAGCTACTTGACATTATACTCTCCTTATTGCTTTTTTATCATTATATACCAAATTTTGACAAAATTCTACAGAAACATATGTTTGAAAATTATGATATAACAAAAGAGTAGCCAGCCGACTACTCTTTATATTTACTCTGCTTTATTCAACATTGTTTTTATTTCATCAAAGCTCAACCCTTTTTCCTGAATCAGCTCGTCTAACTCAGAAAGTCTCTGCTGATGAATTTGTGATTCAAGCTCTTTCTTTGTTGCTTTTAATTCTGTAAGAGTAGCTTCAGTCGCTTCAATTTCTGCTGTTACTTTTGCCAACTGCTCGTCTAATGTAAGTTTCTTTTTACCTCTTGCCATAATGATTGACCTCCTATGTTTTATATAAAAATAATAACATTAGACAAGAAATATTGCAATATATATTATACATAATTCGTTGCAATCGACAAAATGTTCTGTCTGTTAATAAGTGCAAAGACTATACGGACTCACAAACCAAGTCTTTATCACAAATGTTCACCAAGACTAGAAAAATCTTTCATAAATAATCTACTTTTTGTATAAGCCAAATATTTATTTCTCTTTTTTCATAATTGAAGGCAGGTCATCACGACTGTCTTCTATTTTATTATTCTCCATAAAGTGAAACAAATGTTTAGACTTTACAGAAACTTTACTCATGATATAATATTTATTGAGGTGGAAAACTTATCCAAAAGATAAGTGTTGGAGAGCCAGATAAGTATAACTACATAGGTCGTTGTATCGGGCACTAGCTTGAGCATTACGCCTTTCAATGCAAATCCCAATAGGATTTATTAACATAGGAAGGAGACAATTACCATGAAGTGTAAGATAAAGGTTAGTACAAGTTTTATCATAGCAATAGTGGCATTAATTATTGTCATTAAGCTTTGTGCGTAGTTAGAAAATCTGGTGGGAATATTATATCATTTTCATATATAAGAGAGTAGAGTAATCTGCTCTCTATTTTATTATTCTCTGTTTGAAACAGAAAAAGTATTTGCAAATAACAGAATATGTGCTATGATATGTTTATATCAAGCAAGATATATTCCCTACAAAATGGCATTGCTCAAAATAGAGTAGTGTCATTTTTATTTTTAATTGAAATCGAGATTTGCTTGGAATATATGTTCTCTCTACCAGAATACTCCAATATGATATATAATACACTTACAGTGTTATTGAAGTGTGGTCACTTCCATTTTTTAAACGGTGATCCTCAAACAGTCACCAACCTATAGTATGACATTCAAAAACAATGACAACAATAGGAGGTGGCTATCATGGATGTAATTAAATATGCTGTTGAGTGTGACTCTTTATATAATGTAGTCGCTTTCTTTATGATATGTACTCTGCTTGGATTCGTGGCATGGCTTTTATATAAAGCTGTGTTAGCTCTCTGTGGGCTAATCCGATACATAGTAAATAAAGTTACAAAATATAAAGATGTACATGCAAAAGCTCAATACAATGACACCTCTTTAGAGGTTGACTTACACGAGCGAAATGAAGTAGGGACTGAGTAGAGCAGTTCCTATTTTATTATTCTCTTTTTATTGTGTGTTTCTTTCAAACTTACGGTACACACGAACCCTACTGTTATCCTATTAACAATGTGCTATTTAATAGGGTGAGAGTAGCAACACTCTTTTACGCTTTTACATCTCAGTCACGAGAGTAGTGCGATAACTACGTATGGAGTCCCTTTCACAAGCTATTAATAATAACTCAAAATCGTTTAGACTCTCTGAACACCTCCACTATAATATTCTCTATTACAGTAGAATCCGTTGCTGATTGCCGATTTAGTCCATTAAGGACATGATAATTAGGGTTTCCCCATATATCCAAATAACCTCCATTTCTGGATTTGACTTTTCTTGTTGTCACCAACATCCTTTCGGAATACATTCACGCACGCCATTTCTAGCCACGTTGTAGTGTGTTATTTTATATATACGGTATATTTTATTTCTTCCCAGCACTGTGAGATAGCAACTCACAATTACGATTTATTTTGAAACATCTATAGGTTGACTAGACCTAATCTTCCCAACTCTTGATTTCTGTCTTGAGTTAGGTGGGCATATTCAAAACAATAACAATGATTTGAAAAATTACGCACTCACGTAACATTTACCGATGTTTTTTAAACTAAGACCTGCTCCAATAGTAGCTAATAAAGTAGGTATTGCATTGCCACTTTTTACAATACCATCCAAAACTTCAATTAATTTTCTACCTGCATCAATTGCACCTTTGAGGAAATTGGAATTTAAGGTGTCATTTGCAAGTTCTTCAAGCTTTGCCTTTGTCTGGTCGATTGAATACTGGACGCTCTGTTGATATTTAGAATTTTCTTCACGAGCTGAACCTTCTGCATTAGTTGCTTCACCATATGCTTTCTTTAATAAATCAACCTGCGAAAGTGCCGCAGCTAGAGCATTACTTTGGTTTTTTCCTGCAAGAGATTCAAGAAGACTAGCACGATCTATATCATTTAAATCCTGCCATTTCTCTCCGATACCTACAATAATATCATAAATGTCCTTAAATGTTTTTCCATCTGATTTCATAATATCGAAACCAGTCATACCTTTAATTAAGGCTTGTAATTTTGAAGTGGATTCGACCATTCCATCGGTGTCTTCGCCAGCTTCTTCTAATTCTGTTTTTGCACCACGAATCCTGGCACTAACTGTCTTCCACATATTTCCTACTTTTTCAGGATCTTGGAGTACACTGTTTGTTGCAGTAACAAGTGCTACGGATTTTTCAAGAGATGTATTTGCAGCGTTAAATGAAGCAGCAGAACGTTGGAGAGCATCACCTATGCCTGAACTTGATATAGGTTCGTTATTACTTACCTTATTAAATACATCGACTATATGTTCTGCTTGATCCGCTTCAAGCTTAAAACCTTTAAGTGTTGAAACTAATGATTCGTTTGCTTCATCAATATTGATTCCATCACCAACATTTTTATAAAGTAATGATACTTCTGCTAATTCCTTTGAATCTGGAATATTATAACCATTCTTTGACCATGCTGTAGTGGCAGCAATAGTATCAGAAATAGTTGAACCCATTTCTTTTGCTATATTTGCATAACTGTCAAAATCAGCATAAATCTGAGATACGCTATCTTCTGAAACTTTAGCGAGTTCTGTAATTTTTGTATTTAGCTCAATTACCATTTCAGCAGCTTGTCTAATATACATAATCCAATCTTGCCAACTCAAAAATTGAGCAACAAACTTACTATTCATATCAGTAAGACGATTTCCAATCTGGCTAAAGAAATTTTTACCTGTTCTTCCAGTTTCTGAAATTTCTGCTTTTAATCCTGAAAATGCAATTTTAATTTGCTCTATTTGTTCAGCAGTAACTTTTCCAGAATGTGCTAATTCTTCAGCAGAGCTTATCATTGAATTTAAGGAACTTTTTTGAGATGAAGACATATTTGTATTTTCAGAACGATATATCTTCATTTGAGAAATAATATCTGCAAGATGAGATTCTTGTTTTACAAGTTTATTTTCCAATAACTTAGAATCATTAATAATTTCTTGTATTTCACTATCAATTTGTTTTAAAATTGTTACGTCATTAGGATTGGAAAATTGTAATTTTTGAATTTTGGCTATTTCATCAGAAACTCTACTTTTAAATTCAGAAGTATATTTTGTTCCATCAGTATAAGATGATAATTTATTTATTTTTTGATTCTTCTCTTTTTCAAAATTATCTAAATTTACTTTTTCAACATTTCTCAATGCATCTTCTAATTTTGCAACAGATTCAGCAGAACCTTCAGAAGCTGTCTGAATTAATTTAATTACATTGGAAACTTCTTGTATTGAAGAAACAGGAAGCGTATTAAATTTATCAATTGAAGTGAGAAAAGATATAATTGTAGTTTGAGCAGCGTCAAAAGAAGATTTCATATCATCAATTTTCTTTTCTTGCTCTGCAATTTCATTTGATTTAATTCCTAAGCCTTTATCACTTGCCTTGAGATTATTTAGTTTTGATACGGCTGTTTCGTATTCTTTAACCGTTTTAAGAGCATTTGTCCATTCTTCTTTTGCAGAGTGCGCTTGTGCTTTAGAATTATTAGAAGTATCCTTTTTTACATCATAACTAACAATATTCTGACGAAGAATTTGACCTTTATCAGTTTTGGAATTTATACCATATATTTCAGTTGATCCACGGCTGTCTTTTAAAGTATATGAATCATGGAATTTTCCATCTTTATCAGAAACGGATTGCTTGGTAATTTTAACAATATCAACTAATTCAGATTTTGTTCTATCAAGTTTTTCTAACACCTTATCAAAGCTATCAGTAGGTATATCTACCTGCTTAAGAGTTTTATCTAAATCTTTTGCTGATGTAACAGCTTCATCCAACTTCGTATCAGTATTAGGAAATGCGTCTTTCATTCCAGATGAAATATTCGATTCTTTAGAAGGAAAAGTAGTACCTTCTTTTGGTATTTTTAATTCAGGAATATTTTCTATTTTCTCAATTAATGGATTTAATGCATCAATAATCTTCTGAATAGATTTAATCTCAGAGCTTGCAGCTAACTCCATTGTATTAGATTCTGTTTTTATAGCTTCAGTCTTTGTATTAATAGCAAAAGTGAGACTATTAACAGAATCTTCTACTTTAATAAAATTCTTTGACTCATTCGTAACAGAAGTTCCATCTTTTTTTGAATTCATCTGTTCATAGACTTTATTTATTTTCTTAATGGTTTCTGTATTATCTGTTAGATCGAAAGGAGTTTTCATACCACCAGCATTTGAATACTTTTGGTACATTTCAACTAATTCCTGAATATCTTTTTTCTGTTTAGAGAGATTTATTTTACCAGATTCATCAGCAATGGATTTGAACTTAGATTCGATAGAAGACCACTGTTTATCTAAATCACTAACAGAAGCGTCTTTGAACATTTTATAAAATGTATTACCAATATCTCTTGTCAAATTTATCATGTGATCAAGACGAGAAATAACGTCATCAAGAGTATAAGATACCGAATTTAATTCATCATCTGCTTTATCTACAGAAGATGTATCTACTTTCTGAGAATTTAACTCTTTAACTTTTGAAATAATAGTATTTATAATATTCTTACTATCTTCAAGTTTTCCAATCTTCCCAATAGATGATAACTCATTAATACCGCCCATATTGAGATACTTATTATATTCTGAAGCTAGTTTATCCACATTTGCATTTTTTCTAAAAGTGCCATCTAACTTAATAGAATTTTCAATTAGCTTAGATACATTCTGCCACTGTGTTTCGATGTCGGTGACACTACTTACACCTGAAGCTTTAGCGAGAGTAGATTCTATATTCTGCAATGTCTTTAACATTGACTGTAATTCGGTTAATTGAGTAAGACTTTTTGAAATTTCTTCTGCAAATTTATCAAATCCTTTAAAACTAAAATCCTTTGAATCTGCTGAATTTAATAATTCATTAACTTCGGCAAGTTTCTCAGCAAGTTCACTAACCTCCTTTTTTGATTCTGCAATCTGACCTGTAATGTCAATCTTTTTATCAGAATCGGAAGAGAGAAGTGCGTCTGATAGCTTCTTGAATTCTTCTTCATTAAAGCCAAAATGTAATTTAATAGTAGATGATTCAAATATCTTTTGAATTTTGTTAATTGTTTCCTTAGAATAAGAAACTGCTTCATCCATTATAGAAGTAAATGTTTTCTTATAAACACCTTCTAAATCAATAACTGCATTTTCACCAGTTTTTGCTAATTCTCTTTGATACTTCTTCGAATAAGATTTGCTAATAGTACCGACTTCACTATTTTTTTCAGATGATACTGCATTTGGTGCTACTACAAGTTTTACAGGAGCAACAACGGGATTTTTATTAAGATCATTTTGTAAATCTTCAAGAATAGGAGATAACTTTTTCCATAATTCAGATGAAGTAGTTTCAATTGTTACGCCAGTTACTAATTCTGCTGAATTTGGGTTGAGTTTATCTGATATTTTTGCAGAAGCTGTTTTGGAAGAGATAGGTGTTACAATTTTCTCTAACTCTTCACGAGTTTTGATAGCAGATTCACGAATTTCATCTAAAGTACCCTTTACAATTTTTCCATATTCAGATACTTTTTTATCAACATTGTCATCAGAAATAAGTATTGAATCACCAAATGTATATTCCCCTGTTTTATCAGGAATATCCATTAACTGTTGAATAGAATCATGTAAATCAGCAGCTTTTAAATTTAATATATTTATTTGGTTAATAGTTTTTTCAAAACCAATACTATTTTTATCAAAATTAGAAAGTTCTGTTTCGGATTTTTCGATTAATTCAAGAGTGTTTTTCAAATCCCTTGCAAGGACATCTAATTCTGCTTGAGCTTGGTCTGTATCAAATAATTCATATTTTGAACCTTTTGCATCACTGAACTCATCTGTACTCTTAAGTAATTTATTAATTTCTTTTATTTGAGATTTTGTTTGATTTACTGCACTATCATCAAATGACATTAATGAAATGCCTTGACCATCAAGTTTCTTAATCATTATGTCAATAGCATTATTTGTATTCTGTACATAATCTTGAAAATCTTTAAATTGACTACTTATCTTACTTATATCAACACCATTTCCAAGTATTTTTATCTGTGAATTTATAGTTGAAACAGCTAAATCTAATCTATCAATTTCTGCACGAACAGACTCAAAATTCTTATTAACAGTTTCCTTAAATGATTTAAAACTGTTTTTATCCACTTTTCCGATACTTAAATCAGAAAAAGATTTTTCCATATCTGCTTTAAAATGTTTTAACTCAGCAATCGTGTTGTCAAATTGTGCCTTCATTCCTTTTGATAACTTATCACTTGAAGCCATCTCGGTTAAAGCAGATTCGTAATCACGAATCATCTGATTAAGTTCATCCTTATAATCAATAGCAATACTTACTACACCATCTTTTGCCATTTTAATTCCTCCTTATTAAATTTTGCATCTATTCTGCATGTCTTTTATTAATTCTTTTTTATATTTTTCCATTTCGTTATAAATATTAAAACTCGTCACAACTCCATATCCACCATGCCAATCACCACCATGCCAAGTACCAGATGGATTATAGATATATGTACTCAATAAATCTTGCCCCGATATTAAATCATTTCTAATTCCTGGATAATCTTTCATAGTAGTGCCATCAATGCGAATACCACCATAAAATCTATCAGTTCCATTTTTGTAATATTTATGAGCTGATTTATATAAATTGAAGGTACGATTATAGAACGGCTCATCATATTTATTTAGTTTTGGTTGATAATCGGCATAATACCAATCGAGTAATGTAATATAATGGTCTGTTAGTTTTTCAGAAGCTTCATGTGCTAATTTTTTTGCTTTTTCTTGACATTGTTTTTCTATCTTATTTATAAAATTCTGATCTAGTCTAAATGAACCCATCTATTATCACCTCCCAAATTTCACTATAATTTCACTATTTTTACACTAAAATAGGAGAGCAGTATAACCACTCTCCACAAGAAAAACCCTATACGCTATGACACGTATAGAGCCTAAATATTTAATCCTTATGTATAATTCCGTATATTAACCCTACAACTCCAAACATAAAATAGTAATGTGCAGTGGTTAATACAAATGGAATAATTGGTTGCAACACTTCAATACAAATTTCATCTACATTGAATATTGTAAGAATCCATCCGCATAGAAGTCCGTATAATATTCCACCTATCATTTACCATACCACCTGAAAACGTGTATCAGATTCCATTACTGCATAACCATATTCCTTTAAAGTTTCAACAGTTTCTTTACTAATAAAGCCATCAACCATAACTGTATGTTTACCTTTATAAATAGCATCATCAATATAATAATCAATCTCATCAATAGTTTTCTGTAACTTAGAACGGCTTTCTTCTGTAATTTTTCTAGCTTCTGTTGCTGCAATCATAATATTATTTTTCCTCCTTCGAAATAATTCACTCCAATAAAATAATCCAGGAGTGGTTGTATTTATATTACGAGGTATTAACTTAACTTTGTTTTTCTTCTTTTTCTTTTTGGACATAAATAATTTCCTCATGAAATTTGAAAATTCTACACCTCTTTAAAATTTGCAGTAGTTTCAAGTTTATAATCATCAAGAATCTTTCTCAAATCATCGTCAGGCAAACTATCAAGTTTCTTACTAACGGCATCAACAAGCGGTGTGAGAGTAGCTTCGCCAAGAGTCTTAAATCTTTCCACCTGCTCTGTGATAAAGCTGTGGATCTCGTATTTATTCTGCAAAATATCCGATTTCTTAATTGATAACAAATGTTTAAACTCTGCAATTTCCTCATATGGAATAAGTGGAGCAGTAACATCATTGCCAATAAGAAGAATATCGAACAGTCCAGATTTCTTTAACTCATCATATTCCTCAAAGAATCCTTCAGTCTCTACAGTAAGGTTTGTGTAGTTCTCAATAAAAATTCTTGTCATTAACAAATATTCAGCAGAAGAATTTACTTTTATGTTTCCTGTCTCTTTATCAATCATAGTTATTTTGAGCAAATTACCGATAAGTGCATCCTTTTTAATAAATGGCACATAAGGTATAATTTCAAGATTATCTTTAATATACTGTTCCTTTAATGACTCTGTGCCACGCTTATTGTACTCATCTATAAAATTTTTAATTGTAATCTTTTCCATAATTAATATTCCTTTCATTCCTTTATCTTATTCAACACCCACTCGCATGAAAATACATGATCATGAGTGTAAACAGTTAATATATCATTTTGACTATAATACTCAGTACGTTCTATCTGAGGGCTTTCGTTCATGATTGAAATAAACTCATGAGAATTAACAGCCCAGTTATGTTTTATTAGATACTTATGTATCTCATCATCTGTCATGATTTTGCTTTCTTAGCTTCTTTACGAAGTTTCTTTAAAGTATCAAATTCTACCCATCCACCGTATTTTAAATTACGGCATATAAATGTAAGATTTGCCTCTGGATATTTACACCACATCATTTTCCTTTTAAGTAACGACATAGAATCGGGATTTCCTTTTACATCGAAAACCTGCAAAGTACCATCAGCCCATGTTACATTAAAATCACTTCGATATTTAATTGGTAGAATTGTCTTTCCATTATATTTAAATTTTTCTTGAAGAACATATTCTACTTGACGTTCATATGATAATATTTCTCCACTTTTCATCCTAGGCTCAATGAATTCTTGCAAAAATCTAAGCTCCGTTAGGCTGTCGTAGGTCACGCCTTTATACGTTCGATTTTTCTTACCTTGTTCTGAAATATCTACATGATATTTCGATTTAGCTTTTGCTATTCCCATTCACTTCCTTACATAACAAAAGAGCAGCCTCTGAAGAAACTGCTCTTTCCTTTAATATTAAATTCTAAATGTGATAGGTCGTAGTTCCCAATGTGCATTAGGATATTTACCTATATTACTTATTACGCAATTATGTACTTCATTCATATCTCCAAAGTTCTTATCAATATGAATTACTTTACCTCCTAATAATTCCAATTCTTCACAGATCACGTTGTAAAATGTTTTCTCCATACCAATTCTCCTTATCTTTTAATACAAAACAAATCGTACAAATCAACATGTAATGCATGAGATAAAGATATCGCATGAGAGAGTAGTATATCAGAAGTATATCCGTTTTCGAGATTAGATATTGCTGTTGCTGATAGTCCTGTGCGTCTCGCAAGTTCTGATATTGACATATTCTGTTGATACCTATATCTACCTATTTCATTCTTCATGTATTTAGTCTGTGTATAATCTGTTTTTCTATACATATATAATAAGAAAGAAATTCATAAGTTAAATTACTGGATTTTATGGTATAATAAAAATATTAGGTTTCGTCTTTAATTGGTAACGACAAAACCTCTGGCTTTAATTTATCGTGATAAATATCATCACCACCTGCGGATTCATAAATAGAACCTAATTCTGTAAAAGTTTTAAGTCCTGATTTATCAATATATCCCTGTTCAACAAATTTACTATGTAAATCATATAATTGACTTCTAAGGGTAGCAACAGTTTTTGCCTTATCTTTTATTTCTTTTTTAATTAAAGAATTTTTAATATCATCTATTCCTTGAGAAATTTTGGTTATCTCTTTATACTGCCAGTTATCATGTTTTTCCAGCGTGGCTATTCTTTTATCAAGAGTCTCTTTATCAATTTCATAACCAAGTTTTACACGTAAAGCTTTCTTCGCTTTCTGAAGTAAAAATATTATCTTATCAATTCCTAAGATGATAATAAATACACCCAAGATGACGGTTGGAAAATCTAAATTTATTAATGCTTTTATCTCGTCCATTTATATTACACGCTCACCCTTTTAACAAGTAATAAGTCGTAACAAGTCCAACACGACCATCCTGAGTGAGTCCACGATTCTTCTGAAATACTTTTACGCATGTTGTGAGATATGCATCCCATTTACCTGTGATTGGTAATTTTGTAAATCTGTATGTATCATGTAATGTTTTTCTGAGCCACTTGATTGCTGTCGGGCAGTTGTGTTTCTGTCCACTCCACAGATTATGGCTTGAAGCACATGACTGTGAAGCTTCTCCAAATTTACCATCTACAACAAGTTTATTATTTCCTTTGAGATCAAACCCTTTATTCATTGCAGATTGCCAACCTCTTACTCTTGCATTTGCAAGATAATATTTACTTGTAGTAGAAGATGAACTTGCAGGCGCACTAGGTTTAGCTGTTACAGTTGGAGCAGTATTTGTTGCTTGAATTGTTCCATTGGTATAAACAACATTGCCATTGGAGTCAAATACACTATATCCATTTGGACATTCTCTTTTTGCATTACTTATGTCTTTATAAGCACCAGTCTGTGATTTTACATCAGACCATGATTTTCTAACCCTATACAACTGATTAGTAGTTGTAGGAGTTGGATTAGGCGTAGATGGAGCATTGTTCCCACTAGAAAGTGTTGCACCAACGATTCCATCTGCAATAGCTTTGGCTATTCTATCTACGTTATTAATATATAAATTGTAGTCATCTTTATCATCTACAAAACAAACCTCTACAAGTAAAGCAGGTGATTTTGTTTTTCTAAGTACGTACAATCCAGTACTTGTTTTTATACCTCTGTTTTTGAATCCAACAGAAGCCAAATTATTTACAATTCTCTGAGCTGCTGTTTTTGATGAGGAACTATTTTTATAAATCCATACTTCACTACCTGTAGTAGTTCCATTTCCATTTGTGTCGTTTGCTCCTGAATTAAAGTGGATAGATACATCAAGATCTACTTTGTGAACGTTACATTTTGCAACAATCTTTTTAAGTACATCACTTTGCGATGTACCATTATCTTCAGTACAATCATATACTGTATGTCCATTTGCTCTAAGAATTGAGATAACTTTATTTTTTATGATTCGATCCTGTTCAGATTCATCAAGTAATCCAATAGCACCACAAGCAATTTTACCCTTAGGATTATGCCCACCATGTATGTTATAACTTGCCATTTGTAATTACCTCCATATTTTTCTGTAATAAAAAAGAGACTCTTTTGAGTCTCTAAATTGTTATATTTAGTTATTTAGTTTTCATGTTTTAGATCGTACAAACTCGTGTCAATCAAACTATTTAGATATTCATCGAAGTCACTATTTGCCTGTTTCAAGCACTCATAAACTGATTTGTTTAATGCCTGAATAGCTTTTGCCTTTGCAATTTCACAAACTTCTTGCTTTTTCTCGTCTGTCCAATCAGATGTACCTTTTATATCCTTTACCTCAGTCTCATACACACATTTAACTGCATTCTTTACTTCTCTAATAAGGATATCAGCATACTTATCAAGTTTCTTTGTCTTCAAATATTTATAAACTTGCGTTCCAATTGGAACTAAAATTACTGTCCAAATAGCAGAGAGCAGTGTCATCCAATCTAAGCTTCCTAAAAAATCTTTCATTGATTAGTCCTCCTCTTCATCAATTTTCTTACTATTCCATTCTTTATATAACTCATTTATTTCTTTTGATTTTAGCCAGGTAAAAACAACACGTTTATTTCTGCCTGGAAAAATATCAACTAATTTCCCTCGTGACAAAGGTGAACTTAAATACATACAATTTTGAGTCATATTAGGAATGTAAATTACATCTTCTGAATCGTATTCCCAATTAAATACGTCACTATATTCTTTAATATCCGTTCACTCCATTCTGTTTATATATTGTTCAATAAACGTAAAAAATAGGGCTACACAAAATACTGAATAGTAAATGCGTAACCCTATACAATTAAAAAATTTAACTTACTATTCAATATAATCATTTCTTCTGTACCAACTTATTATCAGTTTTCGAAGTCTGTTCTTTATTAGGAGTAGTATTAACTGTCTTTTTATTATCTCCTAAAATTTCATTAATGACCTTTTTAATATCTTTATCAAAACTATCCAACTCGGATAAATCACATTTTAATAATTCTTCTTTTGCTTTTGCTTTATCTTTTGTTTTATTATATTCATAAATCGCAAGATAAATTGTATAGTGTGGAAGAGTATCAGTTACTGTTCTCCAAGGAGTATAAGTTTTAATATTCTGACATGTATGACAAACTCTATAAGGTTTTCCACATATTGTGCAAATTGCGTTATTTTCTAATGACATATAATAATTCCTTTCATAATAAGAGTGGTATATTTCAACCACTCTTATTTTTTAAATTAGTCCTCAGATACTAAGATATCGAAAAGCTTACCATCCTCAGCACAGTACTCCTTATTAAGAACATAAGAAGCTGGATGCTTACCATCAGACTTAAGAGAAAGCTCTACGCTTGATGGATCAATCTGTGCTCTTGGACAACGGATAACACCAGCATATACAAGGTTCTTATTACATGGATCGTGGAAGATTGCATGGATAAGAAGTGTCTTAACCTCTGGTACACCATCAGTTCTCTTAATTACCTGAACTGCTGTAGCTGTCTCCTTCTCATAGTTTACAAATACACGACCAGTTATTCCCTCTGGAAGAGTAATTGTTCTATTAGCTGCATCAATAGTGAACTTGTCTTCACCCTTTGTAGCAGATACAGTATATGTCTTACCGAATGTGTTATTGTCATTAATAACCTTAACATACTTAACCTCTGCACCCTTTGTACCAATTGGAACATATTTAAGCTCTACAGTTGCACCAGCTCCAATTGCAATTGTCTCAGATACAGGCATCTTAATCTTATTTGTATCAGAAGCTACAGCCTTTGTTGAACCAAACTGTGAAGCAGCAAGGTCAAGAGAAAAGAGTGAGTTAGTGAAATCAAATGTACCTTTCTGTGCCTGATAGAATGTCTGAATTGGTGTACCCATAGCATCAGTAACATCTGTACCATCAGCGCTTGTCTTAAGTGATGGATCTTCGACCTGTGTATATCTACCAGTAAGCTCCATTGTAGCAGGATCATATTCCTCTACGGCTCTAATTTTCTCAAGAATTAATTCATTTGGGTTAAAGTTAGCCATTTTTATTCCTCCTTAATAATTTTGTGGCAATAAAAAAAGAACTCTAGTCGAGTTCTCCAAGCCAATCTATTTGTTTTTTGTCTATATCATCAAAGCTTATTCCGAAACCAGAATAGCCAGATTGCAACAATAATTGTGCATTTTTAATTTTTCCTATACGTTTAACTGCATCCATAAACGCATTAATTTTCATATTCCAAACTTGTTCATGATTATATTTAAATCCTTCTGAGTTGATCATAGCGGATATCATATTTTTTAATTGAGAATGATATTCTTTATTTTTTGCTCGTTCCATTTCTTCTTTTGCATCTTCTATTAATACCATTTTAGTAGAATTATTAGCTGGAATTCTAAAATCTCTTTCAATGAAATGTGTTTTGCAAAGATAATCAATTATCATATTATAGGTAAATTCATCTATTATTACTGGTTCTAAAGATACCTCATCGAAGATATAATTGCCGAATCTATTATCTTCTGATAATTGATTTATTAAAGTATCTTCATCTGTATTAACGAATTTTGCAGCATCAATTAAACTTGTAAAATGATGTAACTTTTTACCTTTTATATTACTACCAATTAATTCATAGATATTCCCTGTAGGAATTGCTTGATACAAAAAAATTGAATCATCATCTTCTTTTTGTCGAACCTGAAATTTAGAAAAATCTAAATCTCCAAATATAATAGAAGTTTTTTTAATTGGGAATGCTTTATAGAGCAGTGTATAGAATAATTGAAATGGTTGTATTTCAGTATAATCTATTCCACCTTCCCATAATTGTACCTTTAAAGATTGTGGCGTAGCTGTAAAATTATACAACATTGAATAATAATCTTTCTCTGAAAAATCACATATTTCACCCAATGTAGGTTGATGTAAGATAATATGTTTTTGAACTATAAAATCTTCACCACGATATATCTTTAGTTCATCATTCTCATAGTGTTCTTCCTTGCCTATTGCCAAGATTCGTTATTCCTTATGTACGATTGCTCACCAAACGGGCTATATGTAATTCCATTAATATCATAATAAATCTGAAATACCAATGTTCTTACTACATAGTTGTTATCTGTCATAGATTCTTTAGATGAGATTAATTTTGTCTGTAATCCAAAGATATTAGACCAATTAAATTGTTCTCGTATAATAGAAGCTATTAAATCATGACGAGGCAAGCCTGTAAGTTTATCCATATGGTCATTTCCATGAACAAATATTGTGAATGTTATTTCTGTATTTTTATTTATTTGAGAATATCTTGGAATTTCATCAAAACCAACTTGATAACATATATAATGTTTTACTTCCGTTTGAGTATCTGGAATAAATAAAAAAGGACGGATATTTGAATTGCTTCCAAAATATCTATCCCATTCTCCAAGCGGTTCATATTTTTTATTTTTTTCATCCCATTCCCAATTTATATTTCCCTTATCATTAAAAAGTTCGGATTCTAAATCTTTTTCATTAAGAGCATATAACAGATAAGGATTCGACAATAATGCCTTTTCAATTTTTTGTTTGTAAACAATATTATCGTCATCAGGAGTTTTTCTATATGCTCGAAGTTTATTTAACAAATCAGTTTTAGATACTATTTTATCTTCTATCATATTACCTTCCTATTCTGTTATTTCTAATTGTAATTTATTACTTTCAATTGCAATAGTCTCGTTTGTAATAGTGCAATAAATAGTCAGAACCTTGCCAACATAATCGTAATCATCAGGAAACTTTATTTTCATTTGGCAGAAAGAAATATCGTTTCTGATAATACCTTTATATTCTTCATCATCTATTTCAAAGTGCCAATCAAAATTTGATTTACTATCAAATGTATCAGTAACATCTTCACCAGAATTATTTGAAAGTTTGGTATTAAGTGTTCGATAAGAGCCACCAACTTTAATTGTTGATGCTGATGAAGTAATCGTAGCTAAGATATTTGTAACTGGTGATGGAGTTGGTTTAGTGTCTGGATCTGTTGGGGTGATTTCTGAATCGAAATAGTTCGCCCACATGCCAATAATATTTCCGTCAGCATCTTTCTCAATATAATCTCTGTGTTGGTCAAAGAAATCTTGATATAGAGTTAATTTTTGAACCCCAAGTGGTTGAGCATTTTCAACCTTACTGATCTGCCATGCTATTGCATTGTTAGTAAAAGAGCTAACAAGCACACGCATGTTCTTTGATGACTCGTTTGTATACCAAATCTTTTCAGTAATTGGATTTAATGGTAGCCATACTTTATCTTGGTTTTCCTGCGAAGTAAATCGCAGGTCAGTCCAAAGTCCACTGTTGTAGCTGCTTTGCATTTTTAAAACAGACCACATCCTACGCTTAATTTTCTCTGTTCCATTATTTTCAATCCACATCAATTCATAATTGCATTTAAGAATTAAATACTTCGGGAATTGATTAGCAGGTTCAGTACGAAGAATCATCCATTTTTCATAGATATTTTCATCATTCGGAATATCAATAAATAAGCCGATAAAATTATCATTATGATACTTTTTACGATAATCAGTTTCAAAATAGTAAAGTTCGTCACCTTCAGAAAAATGTGTTTTCTGTGTTGGTTTAAATTGAATATAATATTCAACTTGGTCTTTATCCATTGACTGATATGATTTAACAATAAACTTTGCATCTATGCGTGTTTTAGTTGTGTTTTCATACGTCATACCTTGAGCTAACCGTGGCTGATCATCATGATAGAAGTCGTATATATAACAGATTTTACTCTGAATATCGTTGTTCCACGTAAGTTCCATGAGGGTATCTGAATCAGATTTTAATTTTTCGCCAAGGGTAGAATAATTCTTCCCAGTAGAGTTTCCTTTAACTTTCATTTTTCGTTGGTAAAAATCATATGCAGACATTACTCATCACCAACTTTCATTCTCTGAAGCAAAGCCCCAGCATCAAACACAAGTTTCTTATATTTGTTAAAATTAAATTCTTCTGACTGTAATACAGACAATGCACATTCAAGACTGTTAATAATTTCTACGAAATCATTTGGATAGAGTAGTAGTTTATTATAATTAGAAATTTCAAATAATAGATTTTTATGATATTCCACAACATCTATATTTTCAAAATCAGCTTTTGTGTTTTTATCTGTATATAAAACTAACCAGAATATTTTTTTTCGTAATTTCTGCTTATAGTAATTAACTTGAGAAACTTTAAATTCTCCATATTTATGTGGAACTAATTTATCCATTAGAACCACCATACTCACCAAAATAATAGGTATGACGAGACAATTCAAGTTCCCATTCACGCTTTAACTGTGTGAGCCTTTCCATGTTTTTTGAATAATTATCTATAAGTTTCTTCTCTTCCTTGCCACCAATCATAGTTGCTAAGTTCTTTGTATTCTCTAATTTTGATGGGAAATAACTAATGATAATTCCTTTTGCTAAAATAGTTTTAACAAATTCAGAATCATAGAAATCATCTACACTGTTTGTTAATGTGAAATTGATACTCATAATTTCATCATCAAAAGAATATACACTAAATTTTTTCCTAAGAAGTGGGAAAGAAGCAGTTGTATGCAACCATTCACAGAGAATACTATAAAAATCTTCTTCTGTATAAGTTGCAAGTTCGAGATCATTAATCATTGTTAATGCTCTTTTGTATACATCTTCGTATTTAAGAGAAGGCATATATTACCTCCTTAAATGAATTCTTTTATACAAGTTCCTAGCATATCATCAATAGTTTTAATCTTCTCAATAGACGGATAATTCTCAGCACGAATCATAGTCATTGCTGTTACCTTTACAATTTCACCAAGCCATTCTGGTGCTGATTTAATCATATCTTTAAACTCATCATCATCCATGTCAAAATATTCTTCTGGATAGTCAATAGATTTGAAATACTTATATCTGTCACCAAGTTCTCGTTTCCATTGCTCTACAAGATCTTCATCCATGATAATAAAACTAGGTTTTGTTACATATTCAGTTCTTCTAAGTGCCTGTAAATCACGATATTTAATATATTCAATGTCTCCAAAATATTCCCAATGATATACAGTGTTTTTATCAACTCCAACAGCAGTTAATTTCCACGGAGTAACACTTTTACATGGAATCTCGTCATTAGGGTTAAATGTTTTATGTATTTTTACAGGCTGTGGTTTTGCAGACTCATTTTCTGATGTCGTCACAACTTTATTATCTGTAGGTGTATTATTAACTTTTACAAAATTATTGTTTGTAAAATCAATAGCATCATCATCAAGTTTCTGCATATGACTAGATACTTTATATCCATTTTCTCTTAAAAAAGATATTAATTCTTTTGGAGTAATACCTAGTTCTTTTGCTAATTCATATACTTTCATCCGTTTTCTCCTTTAAAAATAGGAGAGTAGAATATTTCCACTCTCCATATTTTTATACTAATCTAATACTAGGCAGTAATCTTAATCTCTCCGAAGAGTTCGTTAATTACTACACCAATACCTTCCTGGTATACTACCTCTGCGTCAACAGTCATATCTTTCTTCAGACCGTCCATGCCTGTTTCGTAGTACATAACATCTCCTTCGTTTACTCTCTTAATTGGCTTAAACTCTGGATCTACAGGAAGAATGAAAATCTTCTTCTGATCTTCAGCAGAGAATACATTCTCTCTTGTGCCAGCTTTATTAACACGAGCAAGAGGTAAGCACTCATAACCCTCCCAGTTACCAAGAATACCATTCTGGTTTCTCTCGTCTTTCATTGAATCAGAGAACATATTGTAATTTACAGTACCCTGAAGCTTCTGAATGGCTGGTCTAGTACCAACAAGAATAACATCCTTGCCTGTAGCAGCAGCAACTGCTTCAATCTGAGCAATTATAGAATCCTTTGTAGACTCAGAAACTGCTGTCTGAAGAATCATATCTGTTGGGAGAGAAGCATCCATTCCCATAAATGCTGTGTAAAGAGCAGCATATCTGTTCTCTTCGATAGACTTATACATCTTGTCTACAAGAGCAGCGAAATCAACTTTACCTGTCTGGAAAAGTACGAAATCTGTATACACTTTTACACCATAGAACGATGTATCAATAGAGAATGCCTTACCAGGCTTTACTGAAGCACGTACAATGTCATGGTGATTTCCTGCGAACTTAGAAACTGTCAGAAGAGAGTTATCTTCTACAAAGAATTCATTTGCATCTCCTTCAGCAATATTTCTTTCGTCAACATACTCCATGAAACGAGCATTAGCTGTGTTCCAACCTGAGTTCATCTTGTCAGCAATTACATCTTCGATAAGAGTAGCGATTTCCTTATTATGATCTCTCCAAGCCTGTCTACGCTTCATAGAATTAGCCTCTTTGAAGTTAAGACCAAGAATCTTATCAAACTGCTTTCTAAGAATTGTCTGTGTGTCCTCCTTAGAATACTTCTCATATACGCTATTGCTTGCGTCCATCATGAGTGAGTTGAACTCAAGCATATTGTCATATTTATTGTCAAACTGTGCTAAAACGTTCGCACTGAAACATGTAATATCTTTCATCTATTTAATCCTCCCTTCTCTTACGCAATATCCTTGTTCTGGATAACCTGAATACGAACGATTGTGTAATATGTACCTACTGAAAGGCTGTGAATCTTTCCAATGAAACCATTAGTACCCTGAAGAGTAGCAAGTTCAGTAGCCTCAGAAGCTATCCATGCACCCTTACCATCAACTGTTACAAGATTTCCAACCTTAACTTTTTCTGCACTATCATCTGTGAACTGGTAAGAAGCAATACCAAAGATATCTGTATGTACAGATGGATCTGCAATCTGATATGTCTTTACTGGCTTGCCTGCTGGGTTTGTGTAGTTATAAGCCTGTCCCTGCTCAGTTGTAAGTGCTGTCTTAACCTCTGCTGGTGCGCCTGTTACAGCAATCTTGTCTGTAATTTTTGCGACACGACCGTATCTCTCCTCAAGACCATTGCCTGTGTAATCGAGTACAGCTACGGCTACACCATTATCAATACTGATTTCCTTATTAGATTCATCACGAACAACAACATCGTAGATATTTCCTACGTCTACACTAAGGAGCTGACTAGACTCCCAAATTCCATGTAAGCCATTTTCCTTGGCTTTAAGATTTGTATAAACCATTTAAATTTCCTCCTTGTTAAATAATTTTTTGCAATAAAAAAGAACGTCTATTGACGCTCCGATTGATTTATTAATATTCATTTTTAATTATTTCTTAAGTAATCCATCTAAGAATGATGATTCATGCTCAGTTCTAGCAAATGCGAAGAAAGAAGGCTTTGTCTCCTTATGTGATTCCTCCGCATCCATAGAGAATGTCTTTGTAGTTTTTACTACCTTACCAAGAGCTGCGTCTGCTTTCTCAACTAACTCATCCTTTGTGAATTTCTTTACATTTTCAACATCCATAAGCTTCTTGAACTCATCCGTCTCAAGATACTTGCTATATGCCTGATCCTCGAAAACAGTCATCTTATCTGCGATTTCCTCTGCCTCTTCATATCTAGCAAGCTTTTCAGAAATAGAAGAATAATTAGCTCTCATATCTTCTAACTCGGCTTTCTCATCGGCAGTTACAAACTCAGCAAATACTTCCTGACGTTCGCCATCAAAAGCAATAGTATCATTCTCTTTTGTGTAAGCCTGTTTGTAGTAATTTCCACAGCAAGACTCATAAATGAAATAATCATCATATACAGACATAATCCAGTAATACTCATTTAATGTCTCCTCGATTGGAGCTAAGAGCTGATATAATGCAGAACGTACATCTTCGTGTGATAATTCAAAAGTCTTAGAATATGTATCTTTATCCTTATCATCATCATCTGTGGTGTCGTCTGGCTCATCTGTAGTACTATCGTCTGTGTCGTCATCAGTATCATCATCTGACTTATCTGATTCTGTTACAACTGTATCAGGAGTAGGCTCTGACTCATCAAAAGTAGTAGAGAATACATTCTCAAGTTCCTCGTCAGATAAGCCTTCATACTCGAAAGTAATATCTTCTACAGTTTTATTGTATTTTTCCAATAATTCTTCAAATTTTGTCATATTGGTTTCTATATTTCCTCCTTTCTCAAATTTTTCAACTGTTGGATTAGTTTTTGAATTTATATTGAGACTGGATAAAGTTTTGTTAAGATTATCCAGAGTTTCAATTAATTTAGAGTGTTCATCTTCTGAAATAGAAGAGAATAAAGAATTGTTTTCTTCAGAAAAATCTTTAATAGATAACTTACTACCAGACATACCTGGTAGAGTATGAGATCCAAGAAGTGTTGTTCCTTGTACATAAAAATCATCAAGATGAAGTGTTTTATCAGTATTATCCCAATGCATCTTACGAATACAAAGCTCAACTGAACAGTCAACTGTTTTGCGTCTACGCAATATATCACAAGCGTCTGTGTACTCCTCATACACTACAACATCTGCGCACACGAAATTTCTATCATATTCTTCATCGTATTCAAGATGAATACTTTCAGGATGAATAAAATGACCAATAGGAATTTCCTTATATATCATCTTGTCCAATGCTTCGTCATAATACATTGTATGACCTGAAAAATCTTTGATAGGATTTCCGTCTTCATCGGTTTCGTCCGTATCTACAATATCTGCCATGACTGGACGATCTTTAATTGACATCATTTTTTCTTCAAGAACATCTGTCTCTATATGAGACTTATTATTGTTTGTTAAATCGTGAAATGCCCTAATTTTTCCATAAAGCAATCCTTCTAATAAGTCATCATTTAACTCAAATGTTGCCAAAGACTGAACAGCTATATTATATCCAGACTTATCAGCACTAAACGTCATTGACTTTTTTTTCTGACTATAGAAACTATAAAGATCTTCTAAAGTAAGAAGTTTTTTATTCAATTGTGTTTTTTACCTCCCTTCTGTGAAATTCTCCCAAAGAGGGAGTGATTTAAAACATCAACTTATTTGTAAATCCGATTTTATCTACTGGAATAGTGTCATCGAATTTTAAAGTTGAATCATTAATAAATATAAAAAAAGAACCCCCAGATGGAATTTCTGAGAATCCTAATTTTGTTAGATTATTTTTTGTTACCTCATCCGAGGTGAATAGAAATTGAGAATCGTTTTTCATGTGCGTCACCTCTTATTTAATTACTATATTTCCAAATATATCCTTTAGCTGTCTTTCCATGTCCTTTACACACATATGTAATTTGACTGCTTTTCTTTATACCAATCGCAATCGCAGCTTCTTTTGCTGAGGGATAAGATTTAATAAAACTGCCATCTAAAGTATACTGAGATACAGGTTTATTTGAACCACCTTTCTTTATATAGACAGGATATAATGAAAATGGATCACCAACATATCTCCACACATAGCCAAAACGAATAGGAGAAATACCATCACAGCATTTCTTTATATTACTTACTTGATTTTCTTTAACTCCAATATCTCTTAATGCATCTTGTATACTAATATGTGTTTTAATAAAAGTTCCGTCTATAGAATATTGGTCTACTTTTATATTCCGTAATCTGACATTGGTATCATCATGTGATAATGCTTCACCTTTATATCTCCAAATATAACCATAGGCTTGAGTTCTTTCTTTTCTACAACATTGAGAAATTCCAGATACAAATGAATCATCTTTGCCTATGGTAACGACTGCTTCTGAAAGTGATGGATATGTTGTAATATAATTGCCATTAATATCATACTGATCTACTTCAATTCTTTTTCTATAATTATCTAATGAAAAAATTTCATGGTCAGATTCAGACCATAGATATCCACAAGCTGTACGATTAATTCCGTTTACAGCATTTCTTATAATACATCTTGCTGATGTGTTACCAGTACAATCAATACTTGCCATACTAAAATTAGGATATTTTTTATCTAACTTTCCATCTAAAGTATATCTGTAAACATATGTGCTTCTTTTATAATGATATGGATCAAATTTATCATACGGTTCGTCTTTATATCGAAAAATATAATCACAACTTTTAGATTTTAATGTTTCACCACTACATATTGAAGATACATCTGAAATGCTAATACTGTATTTTTCCGATACCTCTGTGCAACTAGGTAATGATTCAATAAATATTCCACCCATTGAATAAACATCTACTGGTTTCTTTAATCTGTTAGAAATATTATTTCCACCGACTGAAATATTGTAACCATTTGGTTGCAATGTATTTTCCTTCTTAATATATAGTATTTCTAATTTATTTAGTTCTTCAATTAATAGCTCCTTGGAATCTTTTGTGATTTCTTCTAATTGTGTAATCTTAAATGATTCTTTTCCATATTTTCTAATTGCTTTGCATATGATCATATTACCCATATTTTTATGATTTGAACTATGTTGTCCCCATCTATGTGCAATAGTGGTAGTAGTCTGACCTATATAACATTTTCCATTTATCAAATTTTCTATTTTATATATGTACCCAGTATAAGTACCATCTTTGTTTAATGACATATAAATACCTCCATACTAATATTCTCCAAAATAAAAGAGCAAAGATTAGTGTTTTCTCAATCTCCACTCTTTAAGTAAATTATCTATTTTTTCACAACTTTCAAAAATCCAGTATTGTTTATGCGTTTTATCATGTGTTGCCTTTAACACATATCTCAAACCATTTTCTAAAAAATAATCTTTTAATGGTTTGGAATAACAATAAAAATATTTATTTTCCAAAATAAAAACTCCTTTTATTTATTTCCTTTGTCTTCATTCTTACCAGAATCTCTTGTTGCTTGTCCTTCTGGGCTTAGATCCTCTTCTGGAAGAAGTGGCTTACCATCTGCACCACTAGATGATTGGGTATATGAAGAATTAAAAGGAATAGCGTATTGATTAACATTAAGTACCAATGCTTCAAAGCGAAGCTTATTATATGCAACATAAGGATCATCGCCTAATGCACACATATAATCCATTTTTCCAATACCAAACGCACTAGCGTCTTTCATTCTATTTATATAATCATCTCTATTATATTGAGTTTGATCAAAAATCTGTAAATAAACTCCATCAGTAATATGATTTTTAATCCAATAATTTAGCCAAGATTCAATACGTCTAAGATATACTGACATCTTACCTAAATCATTAGCATTCGAATACTTTATACCATTTGCATTGCTTGAATCGCCTGAACTTACGATAAGTCTGTTAATACCTGCATTTGCAAACAAATTATTCATTGCTTTATTTAAGTTATCTGTATCAGTAGCAGAAGTTGACTTCTCAAAATCTATGACTTGAGAAGATTCGTAAGGCGTTGTGCCCCAACCAACTAAGTCTGGTAAAATCTCTTTAATTATTGCATCAAACTGATTTACTAATTCCAAGCTGATTGCAAAATCATCTACATTATCTGAATCCATAAGTGGGATTTTATTTAAGATTAACTTATAATTCTGCAATTCCTCTTTTGCAGCAACGAGATTTTCTGTATCAAGAAGATTTAGTAAAGATTTAAACAAAGGCAAGAAGTAGGGTAGTGGCACATAGAACTCATCATCTGTACTTGCAATAAGTGTTAATGTATTTTCTGGTGGAAGTCTAAAATATTGATAATCCCTACCGCCAGATTTGTATTGATTATATCCATCAATAAACACTTGATCCCATACACCAACTCCGTCATTATTGACACCTGTGATAAAATCTTTATTATTTGATTTATCAAAAAACGAGGCATCAAAATATGTTATCCACATTCCTTCTTGTGTTTTACCATAAATACGACAATACTGAACGTCTAATGGCATAAGGAATATTCCATTTTCATCATCACCACTCATCCAACCAACATACATACCATCACGAATAGTATTAGAAACAACATTTTGTAATTCTTGTGCTATATTGAAATGATGAAATATTTTTAATACCTTTTCATAATTTTTAAGCTGTTTGTCGGGATCAAAATCTTTTGTATAATCTGCAAGAGGTGTGATATTATATGTATAGAGGGGCATAGTAGAGAAGTAAGATATCATCTGCTTATAAAGCATTGACACTCTAGTTAAGAAACGAGATACTTCACGAATATTATCTATATTATTAAGAGGTGACTGTACATACTGATCAAGTAAGTCTCGTGTATACTGAGTATAAGTTTTGGAAACTGTCTTACCTACATTCCTCTGCAACAATTCCTGAAACTTTGCAAAATTTATTTTTTGCGCTCGTTTACGTTCTACTTCATAGCCAGACTCGTCAGTTTTTGTATAGACCTTTTGTACTATAGGCTGTTTTGCGTTTTTTGTATTACTCAAATTATGTGATATACCTCCTTTCTTAAAATCTTGTTACTTTTTTTGGCGCTCTTACTGAGAAGAGCTTTGTTATGTCGGATGGGGATTGGTTTTTAGGTTTTAATTTTATGCTCAAATCTTGAGTGATTTTAAAATTATATTCTAATGCCGAGAAACGATCCTTACGCATACCAGGCTTTTCAATAATTTTTATATTTGTACCTTTTATTTCATGGTCAAGATTTATTAATTCATTTACCATAAGCGAAGTTTGTAAATATGGTAATTTTAACATGGCTTGTTCTTTACTTGTCATTTTTGTATATCCACGAATCTTTTTAACTAACTCTTCAGCTTCAAATTCAGAAGTAAGTAAATTAATCGAGCCATTTTGAAACCCTGCTCGTAAAGCAATTGCAGCTTTTGTGTTAAAATCTGCTGTGGCTTTAATAGACCATATAACTTTATTAGCATTTCTGATTTTACATCTATCAGCCATATTATCATCGTTAATACAAGTCATCGCTTCATATGTAATGCCATATTCAGCATCATATTGAGGTTTAATTATAAAATCATAAACTCCAATACCTTGACCATTGGTATCTAATACTAAATCAGTACAATTAAATTGATAAAATAATCTCATAACAAGAATACCTAGTTCATCTGTTGTCATTCCTTCATGAGTTTCTACATAGACAATATTTGATATATAATCATTTTTTTCAGTTGGAATAGCCGAATTAATTATTAATGCAGCAGCATCATTATTATGACGTTTGCTTGCAAGCAAGGCTACATCGACAGATAATATTCGTTTTTCATTTGGAACTAATTCTGGAATTTTAATTTGATGATTTTTATAAATTTCAAGAGGATAAAAAGAATTTCTGATTTTTCTTCTTGGTGATATATCATCGAATTTAAAGAAAGCACCATCAGTATCACCATACCATTCAGCACCCATTTCCATTTTAAATGCAGTAGGATCAAAGTCTGCCTCAGACATTTCATCCTCGACCTGTTCACGAGATAATAAACCTTCTCGTATGGCACATTGATATGGTAATCCAACGCAGAAGTAACGTTTAGTATCATCAAGCATATTTGCATAGTAAGCTTTTAATTTCTCGAAACTCCAATGAGACTTATACCACGCAGATGACATATACATTTCGATATTACGTTCCTGAAGATGAGCATATTTTGGATTATTAAGATAACCAGGTGAACGTGGTGCAGTTAAGAATTTACGAAGAACGGTATTGATTGTATTTAAATCAACCATCCTGAATTCATCCACGACTATGAGCGTTGCTCGGTTATGACGAGCCGAATCATTTGAACTAACAATTTTTATCCAACTACCATTTCGAAAATCAACATGAGCATTGTTTATAGAAGTAGAAATTTCAGAAATTTCAGAACGAAGATTAGCTGAACCCCATCCATAGTTTTTCATAAAGTCATCATTTATCTTTTGAATGACCTCTAGTGATTGAGATTTGTACCCAGAAGCCACACAGATTTTTGTCCCAGGATACAAGATACAGCGTACAACACAATACAAAGAAGTTAGCCATGTCTTTCCAGAACCACGACTTGCGATATACATAAAATTCGTACTAACCATCATCATGTATATTAAAATCTTTTGAAATAGCTTTAATTTCACATTTAGATATTCGAGTACAAATCTTTGTGGATTTTTTCTATAGAACGAAGCCCAATAAGCAACTCCTTCTAAAACACGCTCAGATTTTTCTTGATATACTTCTTGTAATGACTTTTTCTTTTCTTTCTTTGTGGTAGCCATAATTATTCATCATCCTTGCTACCAAAAATCTTATCAAATAGAATTTCACTATCTGATTCCTCATCATAAGATGGTGGATTGACAGTATATTTTGCCATTACTCGTTCATATATATTTGAAAATCTGTTTTTTAGACCAAGCATTTTTGACGCATGACCTCTATAAAAAGCGTCTATGTAAGTGCCAATTTTATCAACGTCTGCAAGTTCTGGATCTATTTCAGGAAGAGGTCGTGTTTCCTCATATTTCTGAATTAATGTACCCATTGTTTGAGCATCTGAAAATGTATCAAGTGTATTTTGTTTTGGTTTTAGATTACCTGTATCAAGCCATTGCTGATAAGAATAATCAAGATCTTTTGTGGAAGCTCCCCTTTTTATAGCATTTCTCTTCATTAATTTAAGTATTGATAGATTTTGAAATGTTTCTTCTTGAGCCTTCTGTGAACAGTCATATCTCGAAATCCAGTCTTGGTACTCATTCTCAAGAAACATCAATTCTTCGTTATTGTAATCTGTACCAAATCTTTTCTTAGCAGCACGTAATGTTTTCTGAACAATTTTTACATCTTCCTCTGGATTATTTTCTATATCATCAACAGAGAATTCAGAATCTTTATATGTTTTTTGACTATAATCATTCAGACTTCTACAAATTACTATCCACTGTTGAACAGCAGTGCTTCTAATTTTTTCTCCTGTTTGCTCAGAGAGTTTTTGCAACTGTTCATTGTAAACATTTTCATTAAAATACCAATTAAGTCTTCTAAATGTTTCTATTGTTTTCTCACGATTATCAGTTCGTATATTTGTCTTCTTATCATAATCAGTACATTCATTTAATATACATTCTTTACAAGCATAATGTTCGATACCATCAGGACTTGCCTTAGAAGAGTAGAATGTCGCAGCACTTTTCCATTGTCCACAATGGCTACAATATATTAGCTCATTGTTTATAATACGCTGATAGAAATTTGCAAGTTTTTTATACTCATTACGCAAATTCACAACTGTAATTTTCTTTAGTTCAGCGTCTGAAATTGGTTCTAAAACTTTAGCCATTGTTTCACCTTCTTTCCTTTTATTCCAATATAAAAAGAGAAGCAGTAACAATACCACTTCTCATAAAAATTTAACTTATAAAACACTATGAAAGTGCAATTCACTTCACTTAGCACACCTTCTACGATTTGAACATAGACCTGACGATTTTGGAGATCGTTGCTCTACCAATTAAGCTAAAGGTGTATATAACAAAAGAGCCATCTCAACACATGAAATGACTCTTTCTTTAAAAATTATCTTTCTCTAAGCTAAATGAAACTATTTTCATTACGACTTTATCAGAATAATCTGCGTAGTTGTTGCCTACGGATAATTTAATAGGGCGGTAGCAAGTGTTGAGGTTACACACCTAAATTTCGTATGCATCCAAAAAATAGGTTTTGGCATCAGGTTTACCGCATAGTAGGACGTGCGAGGATCGAACTCGCATCGCAGCCGTGAAAGGGCTGTAACTTAGCCATTTGTCCAACGTCCCATAAACGACTCTATTGGGAATCGAACCCAAATCTTCCGATAGACAGTCGGGTATAATAACCTTTATACTATAGAGCCATAACTGACTCGGTGGGGCTTGAACCCACAACGCCTCGATTAACAGTCGAGTGCTCTACCATTGAGCTACGAGTCATTAAAATCAGCATAAAGCACTAATTAGCTGATATTGGACTGTACACATCCAGTTATTTAGAATAGAATGCATTGTGCACTCGCATTCCATTCATGCTGAACTATTCTCGCTATATTTTTAGTCCCGAAAGAAGAAAGGACTTTTCTGTTTTTTATGGATTACTCCTCATCACCATTGCAGAAACATAATAAGCCTAATCGCCCACTCCATCACATGTCTGTGATTTTATACAGTGCATCCACTGCAACTATAACTGCGATATTTCCCTGATTATTCTCCACATATTTTCAGTCTTCGGAGTAAAGACCTCTCGATAAGGTTTCATGTCTCTTATCTGTCAAAAGTCCAATTTCAATACACATAGGCATATCTCCTTGGCAAAATCTAATGATTTTTCTCATAATTTAGCAAGCGTAATATTCCTATTATACGAACCGCCCTTTATGGACAGTACCAGATTCGAACTGATATTTCTTGCAAATAAGGGTTCTCATTAACGCAGAGAAACACGATAGATATACCGCATTAAGGTTTCGTGCGCACTAGAGTTGCTATAAAGTCAGCTCTACCAAAATGCAGTAGCAGGACTTACAGTCTACATGAATAGAAATGCCAAGATGATTAGGAAATTAATGTCGGTTTACGTTGACATAGGTTTTACGCTATTGAATGCCACCATCCAATATGTCTGTAAAGGCGCAACCTAATCTTTATATATTTTATTATTCTCTATTTTGAGGGTATTTTGACAGAATATGTCGTGATATGATATAATACGTGCAAGGCACTATCTAAGACGGTAGAGCGGTTGTCTTCCACCAGAGAGTACAAGCTCTGTTTACATAGAAACCTTTCGAGGAATTTATGAAAGGAGGACACTTGCAAATGATAACAATTTCATTACAAACTGTTTATTATGCTTTAGGAATTGCTAGTATTTTGTGTACAGCAGCATATAAGATTGGATATGAGATTGGTAAGAACGCAAGAAAATAACCGCCCTGGTCTGGTAAACTGATGGCGGTTAGATTCGTTCTTTCCAATATTTGATTTCAAGACAACCGTTCTGCTCCAAGGTGGTGTCTTTTATTTGTTATCTTTAATTCCTTAATATTGTAACACATATTGAAATGTGGTGCAAGAAAAATATTACTTAGAAACAACGGAGGTTTTGTATATGGAATCATTTATAGAAATTTTAAAAATAATTCTTCCTGCATTTATAACAGGTATATTTACCTTTATTGTGACCAAATATAATTATAATAAGAATGTTCCTTTAGATAATATGAAGATTGCATATAATAGAATCTATTATCCTTTGTATAAGATTATAAACAATAATAAGGAATATAATAAAGAAGATATAAATGATGTTATAAAAAATATATCAACTTATATGAATGATTATAATATCAAATATATAGATAGATCCACACATAACTCATATATAATATTAAAAGACAATCCAAATAAATATAACTACAATAATTTTAAAAACAACATATATGATAGAAACTCATATCTACGCAGAAGATTAGGATATCTTGAACCTAATTTTATACAGAGTGTTATGTATTTATCTAAAGATGATAAGTTCATATTTTCCTGTGGAGTAGATGGACTAATTATTTATATGTCATTTATAATTACAGCTTTATTTAATAATAAAGGTGTGGTCTACAAATATGCATTTGTATGTGGAGAGGCATTCTTAGTTATTTTTCTTATTAAGATTATAATTAAAGGAATAGGTATTCTAGGGGGTAGAATTATTAAATTTGGTTGTTATGTGAAGAATTGTTGGAATAAGAAGAAGTGATAGATGAAGGTTTCATCGGCATCTTCTATAAACCTTCTTTTTCAGCTTCTTTCTGTAATTCTTGCTGTTTGAACTTTAGAATTTTTAATTTTTCCCTTAAATCAGCTTTAGAAGCAGGGCGTACATAGCTCTGTGAAGTTACTGAAGTTGATTTGTGGTTCGCCCATTGTGAGGCGAGATTTAAATCACCAGTATCTTCATATATTTTGTTGATCGCTGTCTTCCTCATGCAATGACAATGAAAGTCCTCCAAGCCAATAATTCTACCAATTTTTCTCATTCTGTCATGAATCATTCCTTGTGTCCAAGGTATCCATTCATCTTTGTATTTATGAATAAATAAAGCATCACATTCAAGATGATCATAACCATTTGTTCTCATGGCTAACCATGTTTCAAGCATATCCTTACATGTACTGTCAAACGAAACTTCCACACGGTATCCTTCCTTCTCACGTATTGACTCAAATACCATATTATCTAAGTCAAGAGAGGATACAGTAAGTTTCTCTAATGCACCAATTCTATTAGCGGAGAAGAGTGCGATTTCAAATAATAATTGGTCTTGTATTGTCCATTTATTATTCTCTGTCTTATATAAATCTGCCCTAATAGCTGCAATCTGTTCATCATTTAAGAAGTAATGATTAAGAATCTGTTCCTCATTAGCTTTCTTCATTCTATCAAGTTTGCCATCGAAAGGATGGTATTTAACAAAACCTCGTTTCATAGACCAAATATAAAATGAACTTACGGCAGAAATCTTCATATTGATTATCTTCTTATGGTTCATCAATGTTTCCTGACAGAAAAGCATATATGCTTCCATAATATCAACTGCATTTTCCATAAATTCATCAGAATATAAATCTAATTCACCATAATTTTCTCCTAACCACATAAGGAAATGTCGAAACAATCCTTTATATCTCTTGTATGTAGTATCTTTTACATCACGGTTTTTGATAATATTAGACTGTAGATATTTTTCATATTTCTTCCAGTTCTCTTCATAAATAAACTTCTCTTTGTCAGGAGTGAAATATTTCACCCTTGTTATTTTCTCTTTTGACAATATTTCAGCCTCCTTTTCTATAATATAAAAAAGAAGCAGAATAGTGGTAAACTAAGCTACTTCTTGTAAAATCTCATTTATCTTATTTTGCAATATTTCTTTATAGCTTCCATTTTTCATTTCAGATGAAAACAAAAATAAATAATTGCATTTATTTTCTATAAGTATTTTTTCTTTGTATAACATTTTCTGTTGATACTCTTGATGATGCTTGTACTTGTATTCATAATGTCTCCAATCTGCTGTGTCATTAGGTATAACACCTGCAATTTCAACATACAACTTTTCACCATTAGGCAAAAGCATACAGTAATCACAATTTATTTTTCGTTTCTTATCACTATTTGTAAAAGTTTTATACATTACATCTCTAAAATATGATTTATTATATTCATATCCAAGAGAACGTATATATGTAGAAAAATCAAATTCCATAGTTGACACGGCACGTTCACCATCATCAAATGTGTATTTAAAACTAAAATTATTTGGATTCATTTCAAATCCAAGACTTTTAATATAAGCAAATATATCTAAACCTTCACGCTTAAATGCTTTTGTCATTGATTTATGTTCAATATTATTTTTATGATATAAACCACTTTCTAAATCTTGCCATGTGAGAAATTTTCTACCAGTTTTCTCGTATAGATTATTTAATGCCTCTGTAATAGTATTCCTATAATATTCAAATGGATAAAGAGGTTTATCTGTTGGTGTAGGCATAAGACCAATTTCTTCTTTAGCTTTATTAAGACCACCAAACATTCTTACCAATACAATCATTGAAAAACCAATTTTTTCAAGTGAAATATCTTCTCGCAAAATTGGTCTGCCTAATTCTTTCTCAAGATTTATAAGTGCATTCGCAATATCTTCTTTTTCTTTTTTGAGCTTATTGCTTTCATAACCACACCAACGCACGAAATCATCATATTTTTTCACATTTTTATCTGGACAATATTTTACGAACCAAATTGGATTTGGTAAACCATATTTATTATTCATTAACTCATTTCCGCATAAAGCATGACCAATATTATCACTTACTTCTTTAAATCTTTTGACATATAAATCATAATCTTTACTTTCTGTCCTTACGTGAGATACCTTACCAAACTGTAACAAGAAATCATTATAGGTGATACTATTTTCTTTTAATACACGAGTTATAATTCTGCCTTGTGGCATATTATGTTTTGAGTCACATTTTGAATATACTGGCACTTCACCATAAGTATCAATAAATTGATTATACAAAATAACCAAATCGTCATAAGTTACTTTAGTAGATTGGACTTCTTTATCTCCAACCTTTAACATTCTTGTTCCCATAATTTTCCTACACTTCCCCTACACATACAATAAAAATAGAACAGTAGAAGAGGTGTGTAGGTTGCCTCATATACTTTGGTAGCTACTCCAAGTACCTACTGTTCCATAAATCCCACAATCAGCTATGACCCCCAATCATGGGCACATATATTTATTCTCTGTTTCCATATAAAGTTCGTTGCCGATTTAACATCTCCCAATCCGTATATAAAAACATTGAATTAATGGGTAATGAGGGAGTCGAACCCACTCGATGCAAAAGCCACGAGATTTACAGTCTCGCCAATCTCCGTAGTTGTTTAATTACCCATACAAAAAGAGTGTGTAGCATACACCACACACTCTAAATAATCTAAAATCCAAAAGCCTTTAACATCTTCTGAATATCTTCATGACTTAACTCATCGCTAGAGTAGTAAGAATAACTCATATAAGAGTCGCCATCTGACCTACTAGCAGTAAATCCGTGAGCATTTCCATCTTCGTCTTCAGAAGTATGTAAATAAGTCTCATCATGCGCAGGACAGTTTTCACAATCACTATCGCAGTCATCTTCCTGACCAAACAGAATAACTTCCTTACCCTCATTTACACAATAATCAATGATATTCTGCTCAATATCACCGTCCATATCAATATAAAAAATATCTGTATTATCAAGGACAACATAATCCTCAATAGGTACACATGTGATATATCCATCATCATCGACAGATACGAGATATTCGTCAACTTCCATATAATCAACAAGGTCAATCTCTTTAATACTTGTCTTGTCAAGTCTAATAAGAATATCCAAAATATATTCAGCAATCTCTTTATTTACGACTACACCAACAGTCTTATCAGTATGATAAAGTTTGTTAATATAGATTTTTACAATGTCATCAACTTTATCCTCAAGATCAATCATCTGAATGCCTTCATATTTATTTTTCTTCAAACAATCACGACCTTTCAGATTAAACAAGTGTCTTTACTGACTTAGAAATCTTAAATGCTAACTGATCCTCGGCATCTTTATGCCATGTAGAACCCTTGTTCTCACCAAGCTGAACAATACCAGATTTCTCATCTACATGCTTTGCAGTAAAGTTTCCAATTCCAATCAGAGGAACTTTCTCTGTCTTATCATTTGTAAGAGTCTCAATTACAACCTCTGCATAAGCTGAGAGAACAGCTTCTACGTCTTTCTGAGAATATCCTTCTAACTTACCTGCTACATTTCTTAATACGTCATTTTTTACCATTGTTCAAAAATCTCCTTTTAATCTTCATTTATATTTTTTCGAGTGTTTTATTTTATATTTTTCGGCAATATTTTAATTTATTGCCAAAATAATAAGAGGGTAGCGTCCATATATAAGGTACACTCCCTCTGATAGTGGTTTCATTAACCAAAAAGACTAATATATTATCTAAAAACGCCAAAATAAGCAAAAATGAATAATATATTAGTCGTATATTAATTGTAGCTGTGAATATCTGCTTTCACAATTGCTCCGAACTGAGCCGAACAGTGGACTACAATTATTATTTAATTCAATTTAAAAACATATTCCGCAGTTCTTCCCATACCTTCTTTAAACTCAAACATAGAGCATGAAGCATTTGAGGCTGCATTTAATCTCATGGCATATGGATCTATGCCGATTACAGAACCTACTGAAAGAGTAGCAGAATCCATTCCAATTTCTTTAAGGCTATCATGGTGAAGATGTCCAGAAATAGTGTAATCTATGTGGACTCCATAGGTACGAGACATCTCTAATAAGTTATTCTTTAAATTCTTTTTCTCTCCGTGGAAACCTACAACGCAGTATGTTGACATCATAGAATAAGTCATACCAGTAGGATTTTCCAAAATAACAATATTCTCATTACCCTTTAATCTCTCTTTTATAAGAGCTATCATGATTTTACTAACATTCTCATCTGGAAATGTATTTTTCTTTCCATCTAATAATCTCAACTGATTATGATTAGAATCATAAACCATTTGAAATTTTATGCGTACATAACCACTTAATTTATTCAGCCAATTAGCTAAATAATCAGCATAACGAATACTTGATTCGATCACACCATATCTCAATTTCATAAGTTGTGACATTCTGAGAAGTCCATCTATACCATCACCAAGTTCTACAATTGATAACTCATCAATTCCAAGTTCATCTATTTTATCAATAACTTGATTAAACAGACAAGTCATTCTTTCTTCAAAGATTTCAGGTGAATATTCATTTATAATATTTCCATAAAAATCTTTTATTTCAAATTCACATCCATAATGACAATCGCTGATAGCAAGAATCCAAGATTTTTTATTGAATACTGGCATTGACGGAATACGAGTAGGCGTAGATAACTGAGGTAGAGTAGATATAGCATCTTCAATTTTCTCTACAATCATTTCATCTCTTGCGTCTTCACGTAGCCATCTATTATATTCAATTTTTTCACTTTGAAGTTTCTTACGTTCTTTTTCTAATTTACGTTTCTGAATCTCAATCTCTTTTAACTGTGCGTCAGAATCAACAAACTTCGATTGATTAGCATCTAACATTTTCTTAAACGCTTGGTATTTTTTACGATAGGTGCTTTCACCATAATCGTTACCAGTAAGTTCATTAATCACATCTGCTACATTTTGCCAAGAACCAATTTTATCTTTTTCTTTACAGATTCTATATATAAGCTCCTCATCTGTTTCGTCCTCAAATCTTTTATAAGAAGTTATGGTAATCACATCCCTTCTTACTCTTCATCAGACGGAACATCTAGCTCCTCATCTGTTTTTAATGCAACAGTAAAATCAATTACCTGATTCTTAAATGAAGTAAGCAGATCAGCTACTTTTACTTCCTGCTCCATATCATTCTCATCTGTGTATGTAATAGTAGTACAATCCTCTGAGAGTGTACCTGCCTTTACTGTTAATTTGTCTGTAGTTGTTCTTGTGAACTTTAATTTACTAGCTGCCATTTTTCAATCTCCTTTTTCTCCAATAAAATAGGAGAGCAGTGCGCCCTCCTTAAATAATTTCATCAATTGTACAATCTTTACCAACAATATAATCACAAACACCAACTGATTTAGCTTCTTCTGGATAAAAATACCATTCAACACGATATTTCTCATCATAAAGCTTCTCATCAATTTTTGTCTGTCCAATAATATAATTCTTTGTATGCACTTCAACTTGTCCTGCTTCAAAATCAACTCGATCTTTCATTTTAGCAGTAGAATCCCATGCAAAACTTGAACCATCATGCATGAGGAAAGTTGAATTTGGCATAGCAAAACGTTTCTTGCCCCGAAATAAAAATTAAGAATCCCATTGAATAACAATATCCCTGATTTATTGTATAGACAGGTGTCTTGCTTGTCATTACTGCATCAATTAACGCATATCCATCTGGGACTGAGCCTCCATTTGTATTTACATACAATAAAATCGGTTTTCTATTTTCAACTGGTATATCTTTATCTTCACGATTATAACGTAAAATATGATACACAATAGTATCAATAACATCTGAGTCAATAATATCATTAATAAAGAGTCTTCTGTTTTCAAGATCATCAGTTTCAAACTGTTCACCTTGATAAAGCATCATACTTGTTTTAATATCTTTCATAGGCTATTAGCCTCCAATTTCATAATATTTTCCTATAAAGGAATAATCATGCCCTTTTCAGAGCATTTAACTTTATAAGTTCTGTCATTTTTTGAAATTTCTTCCTTTAAATGTTCTTTTAAACAATTCTTGGCTTCAATAGAACCATGCACCAATACAAGCAGATTAGTATTCAAATTACCACCATATTTTAACAAATCATTAAAGTTAGCATGAGATGAAAAGGTACTCATTGTAATACAATCAGCTCTATTAGGTACTGTTTTTTTATTAATATTAATTGTTTTATTAGTTTTACCATTTTTTATACGATAACTAAGATAAGAATCATTGTCTCCAACAAATCCTGAGAAAATAATCATAGAATTAATATCTTTAAGATATTGATTAAGATAAGCAAGAATCCTACCATTTGTACAAAAACCAGAAGAAGAAATCACTATTTTCGGTGTACTATCTAATACACATACTTGTGAATCTGTTTTCTCCCTAATGTATTCTACATTTTCCCAATGGTAAACCTTATCCCAAAGTTCACGATTATTATCTAATAATACATTGCCATATGCATCACAAATATCACATGTGAGCATAGAGTCCACTACAATAGGTGTAGTAAATGTTTCATCTTCTCCAAATAAAAGATATAATGTTGTTAATAATTCCTGTGATCTTGAAAATGAAAACGCAGGAAGTACAATAGTGCCTTATCTCTCTAATACAGTATTAATTGCAACTCTTAGGTGTTCTACATCGAATTCACGAGTTTTCTTTGATACTCTTGTATTAATTCCATAAGTGCTTTCTAAAATTGTGAGATCATTGAAGAACTGTGGAATTTCAGTATTTTCAACATAATGATTCTTTGTTTCTAGCGCACCAATATCAGAAGTATAGAGAATCTTGCGTTTTTTCAATCCATCATTAAGTATTAACTGTAACTGTGCAGCTCCTACACAATGAGAATTTTTCAACCACTGAAATGTAATCACATCATCTAACTGATATAATGAATCATACTCGTCATACACATGAAATAGCTTGATTGTATTCCATACATCATCTTCCGAATATAGCGGATCGTATTCACGCCCATATCTTTTAGATAATACTCTAGCTTCATCAGCTACAATAAAAGCACAATTTAGTAAAAGATATTTTGCCATTACAGAAGTGGCATATGTAAGAATGATTTTCCCTGTAAATCCTTCTTTGACAAGTCGAGGCAAAAGACCTATATGGTCAATATGTGTATGTCCAACAAAAACATAATCTATTTCATTTGGATTAAATTTAAATTTTTCAGAATTGATTTTATATGCCTCAAGATAAGAATTATCCTGATAAAGACCGCACTCCAATAAAATCTGTTTTCCACCAAACTTAATTAAAGTCATAGAACCAGTTACATCCGTTGCATTACTGCCACAGAATAAGATTCCATCTTCTTTTAATTTCTTTTTCTTTGCGATGGTTTCCGACCACCTTTCATTTTAAATTTCGTCTCTATCCAACGATTTTACTTTTTCTATAATCACTCAAAGCCTTTAAATTCTGGTCATCTTCAACCAGATAATACTTTGCATGACCACTATAAGTCTTTTTTATATTCTCTTTTCCGATAAGTTTCCTCATTGCAAAGGCTTCTGTTTTGTTAATTAATAAAATATTTTTCACATCCTTTAATTTATTTCCTACAAAGTAGGATAGTAGTGAGCGTGGAGGGATTTGAACCCATCGACAACTCGATTAAAAGTCGAGTGCTCTGCCAAACTGAGCTACACACTCAAAAATAAAAAATCTCATGCTTTCACATGAGACTTTATTTCTTTAGGCTGAGATATTGACCTAACACGTTACCATCTATTGTGGTTGGACACAATTTATCACACAGTCGATTAGACTGTAGGTAACAACAACACCAATTTTGCAAAAAATTGGCAAACTCTTACCACAAAGCATTATAGATTTCCTTTCGATACATCGTCCTTTGCGAGGTTCAGAGAGTGCAAATCTCTTACGGTTGCGTCTACTTGTACTTTCTCATATAGTACCTTGCGAGTGCTATATGTCATCATATTGCAGATGAATAAGTTGTTTGTCTCTTTGCGGTCATACACACTTTTGCTTGTTCTTTTATTAATTTATTAATTTTTGATCTTTAATTATATTTTCTTCTTCAAAAGTATGTTGTAATTAATATTTCGCATAATATGAACGATGATGTGTACATTTGACCATCTGTACCTTTTGAGTACAGCCCAATCATCACCATTCTGTTCGTCTTGCTATCGACTTGCTTCATTGTTCTGTTCCATGCTTTCGCATTAAGAAACGTTGCAACAATCAATATCAGCACTTTTTCTTGCGGAAATCGCACCAATAAGACAGTAATCATACCCATGTTTCCATGTTAATACAGAGCGTTTTTCATCGCCCCTACCAAGCCATATCATTAGCAGTAGCCCTCTGGTTTTAGGTTTGGTATAGATTATCTGTGTTTTCCGTCAAACTACTATGTGCAGTCGCAGTGTCTTATGCGAACTAAAGACATTCCTGCTTTATCCTTATTACTAAGTTTATTTTGAGTTTCAACAACTCACGATCCGAAACCGACCGTCCTACAAAAAGTAGGAGAGTTGCGGAAACAGGACTCGAACCTGCATACTCTTGGTTATGAGCCAAGTGAACTTCCATTGCTCGTCATTCCGCGATAATATTTAAGAATTATCAGTGACCATACTACAAGAACTGTAGTACAGCCACCGATTATAGAAGGTAAGGTACAATGAATATGTACTTGATGTTTACATTTTATTATTCTCTGTTTTATCAGCCAAGAAAGCTGATTTCATTCTAAATCTGCAATGCCACTCAAAAGAGCAGCAGAGCAGACATACAAAGATTGTCGGTTTGTTTCTTCCATGACAATCGTTTTTGTATCATATTTTTGTAAATATTTCACTATATCTACATTTAAGAAAAACGAATTTTTTGTGAAAATATACCAAAAAGCCTTATAAATCAAGGGCTTTTGAGATTTAGTTTTTCAAACATTTAAGCGTTTCTCAATTCTTTCATACGATCTTTTGTTTGAATTTTATTTATTTCTTTCGCACATTTTTCACAATACAACTTTGGTCTACCAGTTTTTGTAATTCTAATTTTTCTTCCACAACCAGGATTGGAACACTGCTTATAACCCTTTTTAAAATTCCCTATGTACTGATTACCAATATTTTCAAATTGAGTTACTTTATAAGCAATATCATCATCAGTGTCTCCTAAATCTATTTTGATATTAAGATTGTTCACCTTTTTCCCGAAATGAATATAACCATTACTATATAACTCATGCAATAATTCATTCTTTTTATCAGATGAGAGAGTAACATTGGCAAGTTTAAACACTTCTGAAAGACCTTTTGAATCTTTTTTATTTATCCATCCTTCACTATTCATATATCTTGCAATAGCAAATAATGTAAACATAAATTTCTTTTGGCGATCATTTGGAAGAGACTCCACGACTTTTAATTCTTTTTCATAGATAGGAACATACTCAAGTTCCCTAAAGAGATTTTTTGATTCTGAATCATATAAATCAATACATGTTTTTTTGATTTTATTAGCATATCTATATTCCTGATATCCTTCAATATTGAATTCAAGCATCTTTGTTTTGACTGTATCAATTAGAATATTTGGATCTTTACCTCTATCAAAATAATACTTAGCAATCAATGTTATTAGATATCCATTCGAGATATTGTCTGGTTTGTTGCCAGACGCTAATATCTCTCTAATATATTCTTTTTCATTCAGTATATACAACTTCTTCCTCCATTTCTTCTAAACGTTTAATAATCAGTTCTCCAATACAATCCCAACAAAACTGTCTATTACCTTTATATCCATAAGTCATATCAAGAATGATGTTCATACGCTCATCATCATTTGGACATATTTCTTCAGCTTTCTTCTTAAACATTTCAACCATACTTGCACGTTGATAATATTTGTCGAATTCATCCTGTTTATCAAAGATATCAGTTCTATTTAGCTGTATTCCTTTTTCGTTTCCCTGTTTCTTTTTATATTCTTTAATGCATTCACAATAATATTGTTCAAGTTCTCGTAGAGCTTGTCTGTGTTCTTCAGTACAACGTCTTTTTACTTTTAGTACATTATAATCAAAGGAAGAGTCCTTATGTAATTGCGATTTATAACCATCTAACTGACTTTCAACATATTTACAAATCTGATTCATGGAACAATTTCCTGTACCAACTGGCATTTTTCTCTCATACCAAAATAGAAAATCTTCTTGTTCTTTTGTAAGACTATCTTTGTTATACAAATCCTCGATAGAACATTTGTAGATAGCATAGCACTTAGCATTACTTTCTTTGATGTATTGTTTGTACTGTCGTTTTGTTTCATCGTAAACATAAATCATAAAGTAGGGCTTTCTGTATGCGCAAAGCGATTGCAAATATTTATTCTCTCCGCAAGCACCTAAATTGTACCAACTGCTTCCCATTGGTTTTGCAATGATGCCCTTAATTTTGTCCAACTCATTTTGTTGATAGAGCTGACCACATTCTATTCTATATTCTAATTCTTTATATTCAGGTGAATCTTTCTCGAAATGAGATTGAACTTCCATCATAGATGTGACATAATTAGTGATTGTTCCAACTTGATTTCCCATACCTGCCTTATTTGTCTTTTTAACGGCAGCTTCAGTGACAACAATTTTTTCCGCATTTCGTTGGACACATTCAATAGCAGGTAGGTATCTATAGCGTCTTTTCATAACAGGATTATTAGTAGAAAAGTTCAGATCCGAGTCCCAGTCTTCCCCATTCTCAGCCATACAAAATGAATCCCAACCGTTTATAATCATGATAGTATTCATGTATTGATACCAATACCGACATTCGTCCGAATTATTGATATTACACATTCGAATATTATTATGACTTGTCATTGGGCTTCTAAAGAGTACAATTTCATCTTCATTTTTATCAATCCAAAATTTTGAATAACATTCATTTGCTTTTAGTAAACCTGTAACTTCCAACCCACAAAGAGATTGCATAAGAGCAAATGGATCGCCACTTGCAATCTGATAATTACCATTTACAAATAATTTGCCAATCTTCGCATCATTCATTTTTTTCTTGATATATCTATGTACAGAGTCGATTATATATGGATCTCCCAACATATATTCGCTTGTATACAAAGCACGTTGCCATGAATTTACGTCAGTATTTTCATTAATACCAAGAAATTTAACAGTAGAAGAGTAGTCGCCACACATAGCATCTTTTAAATAGTTGATTGTTGGTGCGCACAATTCCTCAACATCTTCGTTTGTAAATTCATAAGACTGAAGATATTGGTAATTCAATTCTCTCTGTTCTTCAAGAACATGTGGTGAAATTTTTGTTACAGAAAATCCGTATCCACATTCCTTATATGCATTCACATATTGCTCAATATTATCATACGCTCCCCATAATTTAAGAGAAGACTCTGTGACAATCATTTCACATTGACGAATATCTTGCATATTTCCCCAAATATCTTCAATCATATAATTACCATTATTGTATTTTTCAATAAATTCATAAATAGGGAACGGATAGAGCATTCCTTTGAGCCATGCGTTTCTCAAGCACACACCGCCAGGAACATAATCAAGACCTAAAGATTCAGCTACTCGCTGCATATATTGTATAGTACAAAGATTAAAACCGTCAGATACATTATTTTCAAGAGCTTTATCTTTAATAATTTCTCTTGTCGGTTCTTTTGAATCGCCACCATCATCGAGTGATATAACGTCTGCAAAATATTGTGTAATACAATCTTTTACGACCAAAATTCCATGTGGATCACAAATCGGTTGTGATGCAGAACATGTTAATGCTTTGTAAGCTTCGTATTTTGCAGGAACTAATTTAGTATCTGGATTTCTCTTACATTCACATAATTCATTTAATTTGTCAATGTATTGTGAATTGCAGAAGAGAAGAGTATTGTTTTTTAATCCACCAGTAGTTCCGACAAAGCGTTTATAATTAACACCATTTATGGTAACACCTTTTTTACCAGTCGCTCTTACAAAATCAGATTTTTTATCAACAACTACCTGCATAAATATCTTTAAAAAATCAATACTCCAAATAGGTTTTTCTAAAATCTTATTTGCCATTATGCGGAACTCTTGGGCTTCAAACAGTGATATGAGTTCCTGATATTTAAAAGCTTCTTCTTTGGTAATCTGTAAATCCCAATTAGAATACTTTAGTTTATTTGTTCCAATTTTAAAAATCTCATATTGAGGTACGCTAATACCAGCCATAAATCCTCCTTTTGTTTATTATTAATATTTTCTAAGTTCATTTAGCATAAATTCCACATTATCTCCATGCAATTCAAGTGAAATTTCTTGATAACCGCTATACCACGGATTTGTATAACAACCAAATTCAGCACATATGTCAATGATTTTAGATTGAATTGTGTTTCGTTTAGGTTCTAAAAATCTTTTCCTTTTAGTTGTATAGCATTCATATATTTTCCCAACTTCATCAGATCTTCCAACCGTTATTCCATGCTTTTGAACTGTTGCAGTCAGAATGTAGTCGATGGCTTCTTTGTAATATTTCTTTACTGTTCCATCTTTCTTTTGAAAACAATACACTTTAAATCCTCCTTTTTTATTTTCACTTATATATTCTCCAAATGAAATTTCTATTTACTTCTTAATAATGAATTCCTCGCCCATCCACTTAATATACACAACGTCAGGCAAGTTATGTATCTTAGGCACAAGTCCATCAAGCTTATAAATAATCCATTTTATCTTTCTTTTAATCCAATTCATATGACATCTCCTTTGTGATAACTCCCATTAAATCAAGTAGCTTATTAACAGTTAAACAGTCTTTGTGATAAGCCCATCCATTAATCTCAACGTAATCATCACCTTCAAGAATATATTCATCACAATAACCACACTTAACTCTTGCCTTTTTACTTGGTTGCCAAAGAGGACATCTGTAATCATGTTCACCTATTCCTCTGCAATATGGACAGCTCATGATCTATTCTCCTCATTCTCAAACTCAGCATTACCACGCTCAAAACATTTCTGTGTATATTCATAAGTCTCAATCGACTTGTCAAAATATGAGCTATTGGCAGCTTGTTCAACGATTGCACACACATCCTTCTTTATATTCTCTCTTGTGCTTGTAATGTATTGAGTATTAATTTCCTGTGAGCAAATCTGCATTCTGTCATCAACTTCAGTATTACGAAGCCACATGCTCAGTGCATACTTGTTCATATCCTTGACATATCTGTATACGCAATCAACCACATAACCTTTATATTGATTCTTTGGTAACTCAACTGTAATCATAGTTCCTTGATAATAATTTCTCAGCATAATGTAATCCTTCTTTCTATTTATTGTTGTTTATTGTAATTTGAAAAATATAATTCTTAGACGAGTATTTCTCCATGAATAAGGGTAGAATTTTCTGTACAATGGTCTACATTAGAAATTCTGGCTAGAAAGGTATCCTAGTTAGATTTATTAGCTTGATATTTTCTCATACGTTCAGCAGCTTGTTTCTTTTGCTCATCTGTAAGTTCACGTTTCTTTGCTCTGAAACTGATAAGAGTTTTATCCTTTAATAAATATTTCTTACCTCTGCCAGTATCCTCAATGAGAGAGTACATGCCATGACTTTCCTTACATAACTTGTCCAATTTCGTAATATATATAGAATCTGAAGCATAAATTGTTGCAAATTTCTCGTCACGCATTGCATTAATACAAATTTCCTGCTCCTCAATTGATACGCTCATATTTATATCTGCCATTATTTTTGCCTCTCCTTATAATCATCTAATACAACTCTGTTTCTTACACATGACATATCAAATCGCCAGGCAGATTCAATACGTTCTGCAATATTTCGACTACCTTCATAATCAGTGCAAAAATCTGATATACAAATATTTCCCCCATATGTATTTGCATATTTATGGTTCTTTGATGTAATTGTTACGGTTCTGTTCATTAATTAGTTCTCCTTTTGTTTTAAAATTATTATTCATTGCAATCAGCTCCTTTGAGTGCTGCGTTAATTGGTTACATATGTTTATTCTCTGTTTTGATTTCAATCTTGATAAAATTTTTTACTTATATGTTTCATATTGCGAAGATACATAATCCCATTTTCTAATTCTTTTTTTGGATCATATTCTTCTTTGGAACAAATATAAAAATGTTTATTCTGATAAATTATCTTATATGGAATAACATAAATAATGTCATCAGTATGCCAATTCCCATCAGTATCTTGATATCTTGGCATTCGATGAGTAATTATTAAACCCATCTGCTCAAGTATTTCAGTTGCTTTAGAAATCATTTTTGGTTTTATTCCTATAAATTGGGACATTATCTCGAATTGAGAATGAAAAATTTCAGGTTTAGATTTTTTTGTTTTTTCAGAATGACCAGATATAGATGAAAATCTGTTCCACGTAAACGCTTTTATATATGAAAATACCAACAGAAGAATGCTTTTATTTAATGGTTTATAAGATGATTCATACTTCATAATAGTTTCATATTCAAAATCATATATGATTCCATAATTCTGTTCAGGTATAAGTTTCTTTATATTTAACATTGATGATTGAAACGTATTTTGTATATATTTTGTTTCATCAAAATCAATAATGTATCCATTTAAGAATAAACATTGCATTGATTTAAAAAATTTATCATATATAGATTCTCTGTTTTTATGTCTATTCCAATTAGGTTGATACCCACTCCACTGAATCATGTAAATGGGAGAGTAGTTTACCATGCTATCCCATGTCTGATTATAATTAAGATAGAAGAGTGCTGAAATTCTATGTTCAGGATATGTATTTTGTAAAATTATTTCTTTTGGCACTCTTACATTATGAATTGGTATCTTAACTTCAACTGTTGGAATTGATGACGATTTATTGTTTTCCGTATTATCACTTCCTTTCATTTTAGTATTCTCTGCTTTAATACAATAAAGTATGTCACACTCTGATGTGACATATCTTGCTCAAAAATTGAAATATATGTCACACTACAGTGTGCCAAATCAGCGTTCTTTTTATAAAGTATAACTATATATATTAAAGTATAACTACTATCGTATTTATTTTTCGCTTACGCTTCAAAATAAATACTCTTTAATTTTTTAATTGATTATTATTGATTGATTTAGGTACATAGTGTTTTGGATTGATGGTTTCATTTGGGTACATATATGATATACCTATAGTTTTATTCTCTCTTTAAATTATTGTTCTGCTCCAAATCAACATACCTCTCTTTGTAAATATCCTCTACAAAGAATACTGGCAATTTATCATGATATTTTTCATATAATTCCTCGCCAGAAATACGAGAGTAGCATTTGTATTTGCTTATTGGCGAATTAACTTCTCTGATATAATCTTTTACAATAGATTTATTTTCTTTGAATCGTTCATTTATTTTTCCACAAATAGTACAGTAGGTATATAAATCTGTATTAAGACGAGTCTTTCCTATAAATGTGGATCTGTATTGAATTAAACATTCTTCATAATAATGTTTGTGTTTTGATTTGCGATTACTCTTTGAGATATTGCTTTCTTTTGACTTGAGATATTTTGGTATTTCGTTTTCTTGTATCATATTTGATTCCTCCTTGGTATATTATTCTCTCTTTTGGTATGGGCTTGTTATCAGTTGTCTGCCCTAGAGATATTCTTTTCTTGCTAACGCTGCGAAAAGACCGTCCCTATCAAGGGACTATATCTTGTGCTTACGCACATATGACATACATTTTTATTTTTCCTTATTGGAATAGTAAATTTGAGAAATGCATTGTTTAGCCAATAAAGTGTAAGGGTAGTAGGTTAGAATTTTCTACACACTGTCAAGACAGTGAATTTTCAGCTTATAGAGGGTGTTATGAGAATGAATGCTATACATTTTATATAAAATACGTTGCAATATTGATGATATATTTAGTTATATTGTATAGTTTGAGATTTGAAGTTAAGAAATATGACCTTGTATTTTAGCTTTTAAGGTATGTAAAAGAAAGTGCGTGGAGAGATTGTTGCCTAGGAATTAGAACGGCTTATTAAGGCTAATATGAGCTTTAGAGAGTGTTGGTGTATATTTTGGCATAAAAATAAGACAGACTGAGTAATTAATCTGCCTTAGATAAACAATTTTTACTTAGAATATAACCAACTAGATTCTGGTTTAGCTATAAGACGAGCATTATTATATGCCATATCAAGTGTTAAGCATGTATATCCTTGATAACAATTATCTAATTTTGTGACTGCGAGGGCTAAATCAGGTTTTCCTTCGTCTGTGTCTAAACATAAAGGAAGTAATAATTGAATTTTATCTTCATAACATTGTGGAATTGCTAATTTATAATTTGCTGAAACTCTACGTTTCATTAATTCAACTGCGCCTGTTAAGATACACATTTTGTTTTCTTTTTCTAAAAATCCTTTTGGTAATCTTTCTTTATTCTTTTCATCTTCCAAAATATGCTTGAAATGTATATCTATTGGGTAATGCCAATCAAACAATAGAAGAGAAGGATCTTCAAAATAATTGGCTTTTTGTGGACGTTCAGATATTCCATGTTGATTTAATTCATGTCCAGTAAGAAATGATACATTATACTCCTGATCAGAATATGCATATATTGATTCATAATATTTGGTAAAGAGTCCTGTATTAAATAAAGCATAATTATCTTTTCTTATAATTTGTCTTTCTGTTCTAAGACGTTTATAGGTATGAACTAGATAATTAGTTAATATACCATTATTAGGATAAGTCGGATTTGACCAAATTTCTTTATCTGCTTTTTTAGATAAAACTTCAGTATATTCATTCCAATTTACATTAAAATGTCCCATATGCTCAGCTCCTTTTGTATTCTTAAACGCTTCTGTAAGTATATCATATTTTTGAGATTCTGGAAATGGGAAAGTAGCAGTGTCATTTGGCTTATATAATTCAAATGAGTATGATTCATATTTTTGTAATTTTTGTGGTATGTATTCACCTTGTAATTCTGTTTGTGCTTTTCTATATGCTTCTAGTGGAGTGTTGGCATATACGAGATAGATATAATCATAAGGTTCATAGCAATAAGCTGCTGTTGTTGGTATTAGATATGTATTCATGTTTTCTCCTTTAAGTTGAATAATTATTTTTGTATTGGTTATATAGTTATTCTCTTATTGGAGTGATTTTGTGTGTAGTTTTTTGAGTACCCCCTATGTGAGGAGTGTGGTGAGAGATGATTTGGGCGATTTTGAGGTGAAAAACGTTATCGTTAAAAGTACCTATAAATAAGGAAGATTTTGGATTTATGGATGAATTTTTGATGGAATGAGGGTTTAATTTTTGGGTTTGGGAGTGGCTGAAATGCTTGATTTTAGTGGGAATTGACGATATGGGGTACGATAAAGGGTTTGGGATGGGAAAATAGGGATTTTGCTTGATTTTGTTGGGATTTTTGAGGATTGGGGATGGGATATTTTAATAATATAAAAAAATAAGTTGGTGTGTAGATAAATCAGCTTAATACAATTCCAGGAAATACAAGGCTTCTTTTAGTTTTTGCCACCCCCTATTCTTGCCATGTTTAAAACTACGAAAAATAAGCATTTTTGTGGGTTTTGTACCGAAAAATCAAAATTTTTTTGTAGCATAATGCAATCAAGCTGAACGGCTGACGAGCAGTTCAGTGAAACAAAATAATTTTTATAGTCTATTAGTTAGACAGAAAGGTTGGTACAATATGAAAGAATTAAAGAATGCTGTTATCGTTAATGGAGTAGCTTATCAGATTAATGCTACAGAAGCACAGAAAATTGCAGAGTTATTAGGACTTACAAAAGTCGCACAGACTTCAACACCTAAAAAATCAGAGTCTAAGAAAGAATCTAAAAAACAGACTTCAGAACCTAAGAAAGAGGCACCTAAGAAGGAGACTCGGATTGTAGGTTCTCTTGAGTGTAGTGGTAAATTTGTCCGTACAGTCAAAGGTGCTTTCCTCAACTCAAAGGCTAGATATGCAATAGGTATGAGTGCTACAGAGGATTTTGGAGCAACTAAGCTTCACAAAGGTGATAGCCTTTATGACAGATACTCAAAAGAAGACAAGTACGTTCAAATCTATGTATTCCCTACTGAGGAGGATGCTACAAAGTTCATGGATAATCAGCAGAGCCGTATGAATAAAACTAAATAACTCGACTAGGCGAGTATAAACCGTGTCAAGCCTAGTGCGTTACCCACTCTTTGAGTGGGTAGGTCACAAATTTACATTCTCATTTGTGATGGATTCTCCATCCGTGTATTAATTTACATTCTCATTAATACACCTAATCAATCCATACATACAACAAAATAAAACCGTGATAAGCCGTAGAGGTATGACAGACATTCCCAAACGGTCTGTTAAATTCACCCAAAATTAAAAAGACGCAATATATAAGTCTGTGTTTATGGGTTTTAGTGAGATAAACCGACTCACGCTGTCAACACATAAGCATAAACCGACAAGTTAGGAGGTGTGCGTTAATGAGTAGGTGTCATATTCAGACTTTAGGTTACTTAAACAAGCATAGTATGTGTTCTAAATTATCAACACAATGACATGCAAGGATAAGTGTCATTTGTCGGATATAGTCATATAGGGCTGACAAGGAAGTTACGGAGCTTCACCAAGTTGCTAGGTCAGCGATTGTATTTATACAATCGGGAAAATCTGGTAAAGCGAGCAAGAAAGTGGTGTCGTGTGGCAGATACACTCGTCATAGTGCATTGGAAACACTATCTTATAGCAACTTGGTACAAAAACGGTAAGTGATTGACACAACGAGCCGTCATAAAAATATCCAGTTCAACAACGATTACTTGGTATCTCGAAACAAGAAATTGGTTGGCTGAAAGATTTGGTCTAACGCTGACGAGGTAGAGTAAATCAGATATGAAATATCAAATATTGGCATTAAATCAATAAAAGATTAGTGTCTGACGTTGGTATTAACAGTCTGATTTATTTGAAAATAGCAGTATTGATTGAATTAATTAAGTCTAAAAACGAATACTCGGCAATACGAATTGACGGATATGGTAACACATAAAAGTTAGTGGTAACACTAATGTTGGATAAATCTGTTGGTATCCATGTGTGAGGTTTAATCAGCACAATCCCTGATTTATAAATCCTAATTATTGACAGTATATTCTGTAATCAGTTCGAGAATATAATAAATGTCACTGATAAAACCGTATGTCTTGTAATCGGTTTGTATAAAACAGTATAAGATATTCGTAATAGTTGGAGCGAATTAAAATAATAAACTATTAACTACATAAGGTTTAGTCACCAGACAACAAGTAATAAGTGCATATACAATTTGAAGCTTGAGTGCTACCCATGAGGTTATAAGTTGCGTATATAGTGAATGATTTGAGGGCTACTTGTTCTTTGTGCTTACATGTGGTGGATAATACATAGCTAACAACTTTGTATTTATCAGTAGGTTCGATTCCTACAAGCACATTTGGCAATATTATTTAAAATAACAAGGAGGAATAAAATATGTCAAAGGAACTTTACAACTACAAACGAGGTGCAATTAAAATTGCAAAAGAATTGGGATATGACGATTCAGTTATATCTCGGCTTAGAGATTCAAATACGGAAACAGAGATTTGTAGAATAATGCACACAGCAAGAGAAAATTATTAAAAAGGAGGTAAACGCAAAATGAAACGCAAAATAGCATACACATTTATCACATTAGCACTCGTAATGAGTGCTTTTTTAATAGGCAAAACAATGTCTACACAGAAAATAGTTGAGCCAAAACCAAATGCAAAACAATACTTAGCAGTCAATGATATCAAATCAATAGATTACTATACAAGCGAAAATAAATTAACTATCAGTACATCAACCGATAGTTACGATTTTGATCCAAATGTAAACGTAATTTCAACGGAAACGGAAACAGATAATATCTGCCAAGTCTATGATTCTTCTGAACTTACAGAAGATATCCTTGCCAATAGGCAAGGTAAATTAATCATAGAGAAATGTGTGGGAACAGTTCTTAATGACGAGAAAAACGGAGCAATTCAAAACGCAGATTCAGATTATAACTATATCTCATATGCAGATGTTGATGATTGTGCAAAGGGAGACACAATCACAACATATTTAATTTACAACCCAAAAACCAACTACATAGACGATGTAGTTGAAAGATTTGATTTTGTGCAAAACAGAAAGGAGAATAAATAAAATGCAGAAAGCAATAATATTTCGTGCATATAACGGAGCAGAGATTATAGACACAAGACCTGAAGCTGAAATTGCATATGATAATATGCGCTATGCAGAGGAGCTTGCGTTAAAGAGAAAACAAAGAAATAAAACTAAACCACATAAAAGTTTTGCGGAAATATTATCCGCATTGTTATAGGAGGTAAACAACAATGATTAAAGGATACACTGTACCCAACGGCTATATGGGATGGCTGAAAAGTGAAAACAAGTATCAGTTATTCGCAACGGAAACTGATTATCTTGAATATGTATTATTAAAGGAGGATGCAGCATGAGTTACACACTATTTAATGTTCCAATGTATAACGAGCGGAAGGCAATCCGTTCATTAAAAAGAAAAGGCTACACAAAAATTACAGTAGTGGTAAGGCAAAACCTTACTTTAACTATTACAGGCAGAAGAGAGGTTGATTAATATGTTAGATTTTAGAGATTTTTACTGCATAGCAGACTATGCAAATGTGCATTGGAAAGGCGGTTATTCGGCAATCGAGATTGCAGAGAATGCATATAATTATTTGCGAGATTTTGAATGGTCAAAAGAAAACGGAAAAGTCGCAAATTCAATAAAAGTTCTTCTTGCTAATCTCGATGAAGATATAGCAAACGGAGAAGATTTAGAGGATGTTCGCTACTGGACAAGCGAAATCCGAAAAGAATTGGGATTAAATCAACCAATAATTTAGTTACTAAACGGTTTGTCAAAAGGCAAGCCGTTATTTTTATACAAAAACATTAAAACAAGAAAGGTAGGTACATATTTATGTGCAAAAGAACATTTTTATTCCCAGAAGAAGCAGAGAAAGAAGTAGCAGAAATCAGAAAGGCAGCAGGGATTGACGAAAAGACAGAGAAAATATTTATAAAGGAACTTGTAAAGAACGCAAAGGTAAATTCACGGATTGGTGATAAGGTTTTGATTTGTATTGATCCGAAATACATCCATTACCCAGAATGGCAAAGGGAAATCAGAGTACCAAAGGCTTTATCTATTGGAAATAACTATGATAGTGATTTGTGGGGATTACCTATTTATTGGCATTTCATGGGATTACTTTGGGCTATTGAAGGGCAACATAGAACATACGGAGCAGTAAAATCAGGAAAAGATTTTATTGTAGGACAAGTAATTGAATGCGATTTAAAGAAAGCAATCGCTATATTTACGGATCAAACAAAAGGCAGAACACAGATTAGACCAAAAGATACATATAAGGCAAAGATAACAAGTGGAGATGAGGATTATATTACACTTAGAGATATTTGTAAAAAATACAATCTGTCGGTCAAAGGAGATAGAAATAAGGCAAACAAAGTTGGAACGCTCACATCCATAACAGATGGAATTGAATTAGTTCGTATGAATCCAGAATTGCTTGATCATATTCTTAATATTATTACCAAACTCAAATGGAATGGATATGCAGATAGTTACAACGGAAAAGCATATACTGCAAAAATTATTCGTGCTTTAAAAGCATTATATGCATACACAGAAGGCAGAACAGACGAAATGGAGAAAGCCTTAATTAAACATTGTAATGGAACTGAATACTTTGTTGAAAATATCATGGATAAAACACAGGCACAGATTTTTGATTATCTGTCAGAAATTGTACGTTACGAAATGGAAAGCCCATTTACAGCAACAAAGAAAAAAGCAACAAGAAAGAAGGCAATTTAAGAGAATAACTATATGCAAAGGAGGTGCATAGTTATGGTATATGCATAAATAATACATAATAGCTGAGATAACGGCTATACGGTCAAATAAATAAAAGGAGAGAAAACAAATGAGCAAAAGATGGCATAGTGATATCCGTATAGTTAACCCAATTATGGAAGCAAACGGATACCATATCAAACGGAAATCAGGTTCTCATTGTATATATGAGAACTCAAAGGGAGATATTATAAGTCTCCCGGAATCACTTAACCGAATGCTTTGGTTAGGTGAATGCAAAAGGCACTCGCTAAAAGGCGGTAAAGATGTGCTATCAAAAATTAGCAGTAGGAGGTAAATTTTATGGATTACAAATTAATAATGGAAAAAGAGCAATATGCATTAATTCTCCGTGGTTCACGGATGAATGAGTATGCAGTAGTTAATAGCTTAGATAAGGAAAAAGGTTGTTGGGCATGGACGTGTACTTATTACAACTTTAATAAATTTTCGCCATTATCACAAGCCGAAGCACTAGCAAAGGCAATCGACTATTTTAGATACAAAACGGAAAAAGGTTTTATCCCACGATGCAGACTTGAAGAATTGGCAACGCTTTTCAAGGACGGACTTATCTCTGATGATAGAGATTCAGCCCTTGAATATTTTGATGAGTGTTGCGAAATGTCAGAGGAAGAGAAATCTTTCTTTGGCATTGAAGAAGGTAGTCCTATTGCAAACACGAAATTTGAGAACCCTATGTATAACAAGGGTTATGATGACGGATTCTCTGATGGTGCAAATAGTAAGGAGTGATGAAAATGAAAACAATAAAAGTAAATGATTGCGAAGTATCTTTTGTAGTAGATACATACGCAGATATGTTCCATAGAAAAGCAGTTCTTGCGTTTGTTGCAAGTGGTGATGAAAAAGGCGAATTGTATGGAGACGTTACAATCAATATCCCACAGTATTCACTTAATGAGGGAGAATCATTTCTGAGTGCCGATTCTCCCAATCTGATTACCGAAATGGTTGAGAACGGATATCTGGAAATTACGGATGAGGTAAAGGTAAACTATGGAACTTACAAAGTAGGTAAGTTTACACAAAAGTTTATTGACGAGTTTGAAAATGAAAGTGAGTGATTAAATATGACAGTTGGTGAATTAAAAAGAATGTTGGATGACTATGATGAAGATATGAAAATTGTATTTCAACCATCAGGTGATATGTATGGAGAATACATTGGATATATTGAAGAAGGTAAAGGCATAGCATCATTTAGAGGAAATGATTATAGAGCCTTAATTCTTACATCAGATGGACAGTGCGGATCTGTTTGTGATGAAGATGATTTGGATTTAGAGTAAAGAGTAAATGGATATTTCATAAGGAGATAAGCAAAATGAAAGACGGAATCCACGGGAATAGAGAACAGGTTGAGGAATTATCAGCAAGCAGAATTTTAAGTGAATTATATGACAAGGCGAAAATCGAAAATGATGGGAAAGTTCATATTAGAGAAATCAAAAACGGACATGTCGGAGAAATGATTGAAAAATATTAACAAATGTGTGTTTTTCGTTTGAAAGGAAAGGTAATATTATGAAAGAATGTGTAAATGTAAGAGAACTTCTTGAAGAAGTTGATGCAATGGCAAAAAGAGGTACATTGCTTGCAAGAGGTGGAGTGACACAGGAAGATTTAGCAATGCAGATTAGAGGTATTATTATTCATGTTGCAACAAAAGAAGGAAGAAACAAAATAAATGCGTGTTTCTTTAGAAAGGAAGGTAATTATGATGAAATGGAAATTATTTTGTACAGTAACAATGAAAAGCTATGAAGTAGAAGCCGAAAGTGAATTTAATGCACGAAAGAAATTAGCAAGTGAATTAAATGTACCATTATCTTGTATTGATGTATTTAGATAAGGCAAATAAATTCGCATTTCTTTAGAAGATTGGAGGAAATAAATATGAAAATATATGTGCTATCAAAACAAGGATATGACGGTAATGAAACAATTTGTGTTAGCGAAGACATAAACAAAATTCGTACAAGTATTTGTGAAGATTTCGATGCAAATGAAGATTATCCAGTATTTGAAATTTGGAGAAATGGAGAAATGATTTATCAGACAAGTGGTAGCGATGTTCTGAAAGCTATATCAAAAGAGATGTATAGAAACTAAGATTTACTAAGGAATTGGAGGAATAAAGATGGTAAAATATACAGAAATTTCTGACGTGAATAATGATCAGATAGAATTGATTAACAAAAATGGATGGTGTATTTTTACAGAATGTGATGGTAATGGAACATATTGGCATAAAGGCATTCATTGGGTAAATAGAACGGGATATATCATTTTATCAGAAGATGTCGATATGGAAGATATAAACTCATATAAAGAATTATATGCAATCGCAACATATGATGATGCTTTTGATGAATTGGTAAGAGAAAAATTGTTACCTGTAGCAGATAAATGTTATGTATTTTTAGTGAAAAATCCAGCAAATTATCATTTTGAACAGATATGGACAAATAAAGGATTAGAAAAAGCAATAGAAATAGCGAAACTTAGATTTAGATTTAAGCATACATATTATGACTCAGATTACGATAAAATGGAAAACTTAATTCTTAAACATAATCGTAAAGTAAAAAAAGATACGGAAAAAGCAGTAGAAGTTTTAAAGGCAAATGGCTTTAAAATCGTATCTGAAAGATTTGCAGCATTGAGTCAAATTTAGCTTTGAAACTAAAATTTCAAGATAAGGAGTAATACAGAATGGATAAAGAAAAAGAAAATGCAATATTGGATGCAGTAGACGTTGTATGCTTAAATTGTGTAGAAGATACACTTAATGATAATAGTGTATGTGAGAATTGTCCAGTACGGAAACTGTGCAATTCATTATCTAGTAATTAATCAAAGGCAGTTAGGAGAATAAATACCTAGTTGCCTATTTTTATTACAGGAAATGGAGGAAACGATTATGTATGATTTCACAAAAAATGAAATGGAAATGATTAAAGACAATTTACGGGCATTTATTGCAAACTTTGGTTATCCACGGATTACAAGAGGAGACGATGGAGAGAGTTTCTATGTATTCACTGATGATTCAGATTCATGGAGACAGTATTGTTACAACATTGATTATTTGAATGGTTGGCTATATGGATGTGTTCAGACAGCTTGTGGAAATCCAAAGCGAGATGAAGAAATGCGTACAATGTGTGATAACGCAGGATTCAGAGAAAGATATGCAATTATGCATGGTGAAAGAGAAATAAAAACAATTAGTAATCACAAGTGCTATGTGTTTACATATTCAGATGATATTGAGTATCAGGATGCAAATGGAGCTACATATGACACAGTTACAAAAAGTTGGATTAATTAGAAAGGCAGGTTGATTAGTATGAAATATGTTCCGAGAAATGAATATTTTGAATTAATTGGAAAACTTGGAGTAAAGAAAGTAGAAAGCGAATATGAAATTGCAGACCTAGATTTATCTTCATATTCACTAAATGAAGATACAAAACGAATTGCAAATGTAAACTTCATGGAAGAGACAAAAGATAGAAATGGTAATTACATGTTAGGTGGACATTGGATGTCTGATTTAAGTTACCAGTTCGCAAAGAAATGCAAATTCGACTTGGCTCAGGTAGACGGATATAGTTCTTATGCTTATTCAGATGAACAGATGGCAGTGTTTACATATACAGAGGGTGATATTTATCTTACATTATTCACTGATAAAGTTAAATATGAAGCTGAAAAGGAAAGAACAATTAAATTTTATGAGGAGGAATATTGATGATTGATAATTCAACTTATAAAAAGAACCATGATGCAATAATCGAATTTGTCAAAACACAAACAAATATTGATTTAAATGATTATAGAGATGGCAACGGAACTGATCCATATACAACAACATATTGGGATAAAGATGGGGTTAAGCTATGTATCAATTGGTCTGGTTCAACTGGTGGTATGGATAGAAACACACAATATATAATTTCAGATTTAGTGAATAAATCAAACGGAAAACTTGCTCTTGAATGGGGCGGTGCATGGTTTAAATACATTTATTTTACTGATGATATTAAGGAGGAAAAATAATTATGGCATATAAAAGAAAAACAAAGGATTGTTATGCAATTGAAGGAAATTGTGGTTATGGATGGGATATTGAATGTAATTGTGAAGATTATGCAGATGCAAAAGCACAGTTAAAAACATATGAAGAAAATGTAAATTATCCTGTACGAATTAAGACGTGGAGAGAAAGGATTAGTGACTGATATGAGTAAATGCAAATTATACACAGCTTATTTAGCTGGTACTTCATATGACGGAAACAAAAAATATGAAATGGTGATTATAACAAAATGGAAAGATACAATAGATGATTCACCAGAAGAAGGACGCAAGGCATATTATTTCACACCTGATAGCAAATATCTAACTGAATGTATTAAGGATGAAAATTGGTGTAAACGAATTTATGAAGCATATCCAGAAAATACGAGGTTTAGAATTGAAAGGAAGGTAGAGTGTTATGCAGAAAATAATTGACAAGACTGTTTTATCAGACGGAACGAAAATACAGCTTGAAGATTGGCATAGCGAAAATTCAGAAAAATATCCAGATTTATATGGGTATATGATAGGTGCTTATCCGAAAGCAAAAAATACAGGGAAATGGGGTTGGGTTAGAACAGGTGAAACTTTTAGATTAAGCATTGGTAGGAACGAGTATACAAAATATACAGATGATATGGTACTTGCAGATTATAAAGCGTTGAAAAATGGAGCTAAAACACTTGCTGATTTGCGAGAATATTTTAATGATGGAGCAAAGCATGAATTTTACTTGGGCTTGATTGATAAAGAGCCTGAGTGGTAAAGGAGCGTGATTATATGGCAAAACATATTATTGATAAAGATAATACATTAAAAACATTAGGAAGCATTAACACGTTATTATCTCAGTCGTTACAGATAATAAAAAAGGTAAATGAAGATGAGCAATGGGATTTTTGTACAGATGATGTTTTAGCAAGGAGAGTTAATGATGTTGAAAGATTAATAAAACAAATATCAGACGTTGTATTTCAGAACGAAAAAGCAAAGTAAATTGTAATTTACTTAGAAGAAAGGATGAACAAAAATGAAAAATTTTATAGAAGCATTGTTAAAAGTATTACCATTTTTCTTAGGATTAGCAATTAATAGAATTGCAAATGAAATGGGAGTAGATTTATTTAATTGGAAAGTGATTGTCACAACAATTATTGTTTTTATTGTTTACTTAATGATATGTAAATGGATTGAGGGTAAATAATACAGAGAATAATAAGGCAGACGCAAACAAATGTGTCTGTCTTATTTATTAAGAAGGAGAATGCGAAATGAAAATCAGAGGTGATGAAGTGTTATGGCTATCTGAAAAAGGAAATGTAGCTGTAACATATGCACAATTTGATCTTGGTGAAAAATACAAAATATTCCACAAAGTAAAATATGGAGATAATTCTGTATGGGAATACAACATTGGATTTGGAACGCAAAGCGAAGCAACAAGGTATGCAGAACGGATTTCAGATATAGAGATTGAGAGGTAAGCGAAATGATTGAGTTAAAAGATTTGCTAGAAGAAAATGAAACAATTGTGACATTTCATCTTTGCAATGAATATTGGTCACGGAATGCAATCACAGTAAAAGGAAGTGATGATATTTCTGGTGCATTAGAAATGACATTACATAGAATACTTGAAGCTGGTGGAACAGAAAATGATGTAAAGCGAATTATGGGTGCGGAAATTCCAACAGAAGACGAACTTAAAGAACTTGAAGAGTTTGAAGAATTTAGCTGGATAGACTTAGGTTATGTATTACCTGGTTTGATTGATTTATGGGAAGAAAGTGAGGTTGATTGATATGGTAGAAATCAAAATAGATAACACAGGCGATGGAACATGGTGGCTGTACAATAGCAATCAGAGTTGGAAAGATTATTGTGGTTGTGAAAACTTCGATGAACAAGTTGTTCTTACGGGTAATAGAGATTTTACAGACTGTACTGAGGCAGAATGGTATCAGAAAGCAAATGAACTATTAGATGATATTGCAAATGATTTTGATGCACTAGATATATGCGATGATTATTCATTAACGCAGGAACAGTATAAAACAGCAAAGGAAATGTATGATAAATGCAGATGTATAGAAGATATTCTCATTGATGTAATTAGACTTCTTTATCCAGAAGATACTTTTGAGACTGGGACAATTAGAGGGTACAGTCAGGGAGATTGGCAAGATTACATTGTCAAGGGAGATGTTGATACAGATTTACTTGAAGCAATGTATTTTGGAAAAATTTCTGATATTACCGTAACAACGGGCGAAGAAGAATTTGGAGATGTAATCACTCATGACGAACTATGGAGAGCAGAAAGAGAAGAGGGGTTAAAAGAATTTTTCAGAAATCATTACGAACTTGATAAGGATGAAGAAATTCATATCTTACAGGCAGACGGATATAAGCAGGTAGTTGATTGGAAAGCAGTTGGATAAAACCAAAGGAAAGAACTGTTTACTTGGAAAAAGGAGACAATAAAAAATGGAAGAAAAAGATATTAGAATTTGTCCAGTATGTAATAAGGAAGTAGAAAGAAATGATATGAATTTCACAAGAGACTGTCATGGAATCACTTTTAGATTAGTATGTAATGATTGTTGGGAGAAATTAATGGAAAAGGGATATGATGGTGAATATTACAGCGAAATTGATGAATGTATTGATGAAGATTATTAGGAGGTAGCGTAATATGACATACTACGAAACAAAAATAGGAAAGATTATTGAGGAAGAGTTCGATTCACGAATGGGAAATGCGGTTGTTTCCTATATCATGGATAAAGGAATGAGTAACGTAAAGGAGATTACTGACGAGCAGATTGAGAAGCTCGAAGGTAATGGACTTATGACACAGGATTTTGTTCAGTCATTAGTAAGGTGTGCAAGACGGATATGCAATGAGTGTGAGTGGATTGAGTTGATTGAGTTCATTCGATTACATTTATGGTGTACTCCAACAGTACATGACGTGTATTTATATAAGGAAAATTTCAACGATGAGTCATTTGCAGAGCTGCTTGATAATCTGGATCTTGATGAAAGCGAAGTCGGTGAGGAAATTAAATTGTTTGCAGTTGTTGACAAGGATTGTTTAAAGGAGTGATTGGATATGTTAAATCAGAATTGGTTTCAGGATAAAAGGTTTGTAATGTTTGAGGACTTTGCGGAAAGTCAGAGTTTCTTTGACACAGAAACTAAGAATATTTATGTTGTATCAGAAGAATATGGACAGAAGGGAAGTAATATTATTCAAGAAATTACACCTGAGTCATTTGAGTACACACCTAACTATAATAGATATAAAAAGTTTATAGGAATTAAGGAAAAATATACAGTAACTTATACAGCACAAGTTGATCAAACAATCGAAGCGAGTTCTTTAGAGGAAGCGAAAGAAATAGCAAAGAATGGAACTGGCGAATATGAAAATCAAGCTTTTGAAAGTATTTATTTATCAGAAGTCGGTTTTATAACAGATAAAGACGGAAACGAAGTATAAAGGAGAGTGATTAGAATGTACAGAGTTTATCATTTAACAGACGAAGAGAAAGATAAAATTGTGCGATGTCGTTGGGATGGAGATACACATTACTATGATGTATTTGAATCACAAGAAGAGTGTGATGAAGAACAGAAAAGATTGGATAGAATTGAAGCAGAATATAGAAAAGAGAAAGCTGATTATTTGAAAAATTGTAAAGGAGAGTGATTGAAATGTTCAAATATATTATCAGCTATGATGGCGGTTAGTTAAGAGACAATGGAGAATAACTTAATAATGATAGTTAAAGCAGAGATTTAATTATCTCTGCTTTTTCTATAAATACATATGAGGAGGTGTTAGAGTGATTAAACCTTACAAAATGTATGACGACTTCTATGTACCAGGTTGTCCAAATGCTTTTCCAACTGAGGAAGAAGCATGGGAATACATAGAAGAAAACTACTAACACAAGAGGCATCGGCTGTGACAGCAGCCGTGGAAGTCCTCAACTCCTATATTAGTATTATAACACAAAATGGAAAGGAATAGTAATAGTAATGTTTTTGTATTTATCTAAATTGAAGAGGTGAGAGAATGGCAAGCACAATAGAAAGAGATTTTGTGGTAAAAAATGGTGTAGCAAGCTTCCCGATGAAAGAATATCCAAACTATTGCGGAATTGAAGATATTGGATATATTTCACACGGAGAATGGGCAGATGCAGAACTTGAATACAATGGAAAATTATTCAATGAAAATATAGTGTCAGATGCAATGTGGGAAAGATTTACTGAAGAATTTCCTGATAAAGATGGAGATTATAAAGCGTTTAATCAGTACATGTATGAGAATAAGGATGAAGTGTATGAGTTGTTAGAAGATTGGAGTGATTGATATGGTAGATCAAAAATTATTAGAGCAAGCTGCGACAGACACAGCCAAAATGATAAGAAGAGAAATTATGGAAACTTATAGCAATGAGGAAATTCGTGGATTAAACGGATTCTTTCTCACAAAAAGTGAATTAGATATAGATACAGCAGGTCTTGAGAAAGAAATTGAGGATATTATGAAACATCCACGGAAATATAAAGCAATGATAATGGCATTTGCATACTTTAGAAACATGATGATAAAGGAGTGATGGAAATGAAAATAAAGTGTCCTAATTGCGGAAAAGAATTTGATTTGTATAGATTAAAACATGATGAAAATAACCTCGAAGGATTTTATACATATCATTCTGAATGTCGAGCTAGTTTTGACATTGATTTTGATATGAACAAGACATTTATAACAGATATTCCTAAAATGGCAGATTTTAAAATCCTTACAAAAGAAGAATTTTTGGAAAGTTACAGTTATTTAACAGAGGATGAATATGATGCAACCGCATTATATATGGACTGGTTAAACGCAAATGACGAAGAACCTTAAAACATAAGAAATAGCAATTTCATTTTAAGATTGGAGTGATTTTATGGACAAGAAAAGTGAAGAATATTTAAGTCAGTATATAAAACTTACTAATAAAATCAAACAGAAGATAGAATCCCATGCGAATAGATACAATATCAGAGCAGAAATATGTGCATGGTATTCAGGTTGGGAAGATTTTTGTTCAGATTGGTGTGATGGATGTGGTTATACAAGAACAGAAGCACGGAAATTATATTATGGCGGTATAGGTGAATTTATGAATTTACCTAACGGAAACGGAATTATTAGATTTGTTGTTTAGGAAGGATGGAGTGACAAATTATGACAGCAAAAGAATTAAATAGAGATCAGTTACACGAATTGAAACAGGCATATTATTCAGAACTTGTAAATGAAGGCACTTTTGCAGAAGTGATGGGAGTTAATATCAATGAACCGTCATATGAAATGATTGCAAGTATTGATGAATATGTTAGTGATGAATTTATTTATGAACACTATGATGGATATAGTTTTACAGAAGATGATTTCTTCTGTAGTGCGGAAAGGAGTGCTTAATATGTTGGATATTACAAACTTATATGCTTACAGAATTGAAGAATTGGCTGTTGGAATTGTAAAGGCAGAATCATATGAAGACGCAAGAGAAAAGGTGAAAGCAGCTTATTTGAAACACAACGATTGCTTTGATTCTGAAAGAGATTTTATTGAGTTAAAGGAAATTGCAGAGAATGATTCATGGTTTAGTGATAATCCTGATGTAGTTGAAGTCGATGAATTAATATAGAAATGGAGTGACAAATATGAATTATACTTATTTTGGAAACAGAATTGAAAAAAGCCCATTAGGAAATATGGGGTTACAGTTATTAGAAGCTCAAGAGAAATTAGTTTCTCAGGAATATGAAGTTGAGAATCTTAGAATTAAAGCAGCTATGTATAAAGCATATTTCTTTCGTAATTCCATATTAGCAGAAAAATTAGAAAAACAAAGTGAAGAAAACAGAGATGCACTTATTGGAGAATTTGATGGTTTTTCATATGCAAGTTGGAGAGCTAATGCTGTATATAGAACGCTTGAAGATATGTGCTATGAAGGACTATTAACTGAAAAAGAATATAGAGAATGTAAAGTATGAAACAAGAGTTTCTTTGGATGATTGGAGGAATAAATATGTGCATGTATTGTGAAAGAAGAACAGACGTACAATTTGGATGGGAACAACCAAAACTTCCATACCATAGTGATAATCTAAACGAAGGTAGACTGAATGGAAATGTATTAGAAAATGAAAAATGGGACGGTGTTATTCATGATTATCAAACCACTACTCCAGAATTAGTTCTCACTTGTCCTGGTTATTTTAACGGAGAGGGTGTTGGTTCTATTTGCATTCCAATAAAATATTGTCCTGAATGTGGAAGAAAATTGGGAAATAAAAAATCATAAGAAATGAGGATTTCCAACGCTCAGGATTTGTTATAAGGAGAGATATATTATGGTAAGAATTAAAGATGGAAATTATATAGCAATATTCCACGATAGAATGATTGAAGTAAAAGCAGATTCAAAAAAAGATGCTTATAATAAAGCAAAAAGATATTTTGAATCAAGAGAACATAGAGAATTATTTGATGGTGAGCTAAAAGTGTGTCAGATACCATCTATGATATGTGTTCTTGATGAATAAATGAAACGATGATTTACAAGGAAGTGAGGTAAACAAATATGAAACATTTAGTAATATTCTATACGGAAAACGGAGTATGCAGTGCGGTATATAATTTTAAAAATATTCCACCAACTATAGAAGACATAAAAGAAATGCAAAAAGATATACAGAAAACAGAAAGCCTAATTCAAATGCCAGCAATTGTGAATTGGCTACCGATTAGCGATTAAAATGAAACGGAAATTTCTTGGAGAAAGTGAGGTGTCAATGAATGATATGTTATTGAAAGACACAAAAGAGAAACAGATAATACTAAATCAAAATCTGCTCACAAAGCAATTGAGTATTACTGTGTATAACAAAATAACGAAGAAAAAAATAACGTACACAAATCCTAAGAGAATGTGTATACTATTTGCACAGTGTTTGTAAAGGAGTTTGATAAAATGGAAATAAGTAAATATGCGATGTCAGCAATTGCAATATTTATGGATGGCGATATAAGAGAGCGGGTACATAGAGAACTTGCACCATGTAGCAACAATGAATTTATTAAGAGATACTGTGAGCTTAATCCAGATTTTGAGAATGTCTTGAAATCAGAATTTGGAATTGATATAATGGATTTATGATTGGAGGTATGTATTATGAAGTATAGAGTGTTTGACATAGACAATAAGGCTGAATATACTAAGGAAATGAGTTTTGATGAACTGAAAGATTATTTTGAACCAGATGTTGAAATATTTGGCGAAGAAATGCATGACAAATGGGAAGAAGTAAATGATGTCGATGATCTTAGAGAGTATTTAGAGTACAAAGCAGACGGAATGAGAGTCGAAGATGGAATAGAGGTCATTCCTGATGATATGGACATTCTTCTCGAAGATAACTGTACCAAAGCAGAAGCAAAGAAGTATCTTGAAACCGGCACGACTATATACAGAGATTTAGAGGAAGGTCTTGAGGGATACTGTGAAGAATGGGATAGCTGTTGTGTAGATGATGGATATTCTGACATGGTAAGAGAGATGGTTAGAACACATAAACCTTGCACTGATTGGGGATGTGTGGAAATTGAAGGAAAATGGTACTATATAATGTATGTGTTGTAGTACTGTAAAATAAATATATGACTTGAAACAGGCAATCGAAAGGTTGTCTGTTTTTTTAATGGAGAATAATATAATGGAGGTGATTGTATGTTTGAAATCAGAGATAGACAGGGTGGAAATTTCATAGATAGTTTCGATTCATTAGAAGATGCGACTTATGCTCTGAATGAACATGAAGAGGCTGATAAGTTGGATAATATTTATGAAGAGAATTTTTACGAGATTTTTGATACTATTAATAATGAAATAGTAGTGATATAATAATAGTAATATGGTAACGGAAATAAGATGACGGAGGTAAAAAGATGGGATTATTTGGATTATTCTATACAGCATTCGGTTTGGGGTGCAAGGGAGCTATGGGTATTAAAAATTCATTAGAAGATAATGAAAATCGAACAAAATATAGAGATAATGAAACAAATACATATTTAGACCATAATATGACAAAAAGAGATCTAAATACAAATCATGTTATGGCATATCATAAGGCAAATAATGGAGATATACTGCTGAAGGATTGCGAAACTGGCAAGTATGTAAAAAATATATCTCAAGATAGAGCTGAAAAAAAATATCAAGAAGAAAGAGCAAAAGCTTTAAGAGGTGAAAGCGATAGAACACATATACGATATGGTGATGACGAACATAGAAAAGATACATTCCCAGGATATAGATATAAAGATTTTAAAACAGGGAAATTATATGTTGAGAGATTTATGATTTTTACAGAAGAACATTATAAAATGTTACATTTATGGTCAGGTTATGGTGTTTCTCAAAAATCTTTTTCAGTATTGTTTGATCCTGAAACAAGAAAAATAGTTCGATTAACAGATAGTACAATTGAAAGCATGTTAGGTCAAGGTGCTTTAATGGAAGATATAAACGCATTTTTCCCTATATATGTAAAAGAATATTATGAGAATATGTCTGAACCATATAACACATTTTATAAGGATAGACTATATTATCAAAGAACACTATATAATGAAGCTGATTCGTTGAAAGATAATTTTATAAAAGAGGAAGAAGCAAGAGTGAGATATAGACGAAGTAAAAAATAAAGGAGATAAAAATAAAGCATGAAAGAATGGTATTACACAGTAAGCGACAAGCCAAAGGAAAAATATTATTTTGATAGTTATGAAGATACGCAATCTGCTATTTTATGTGTGTTTAGATTTAGAGCACCAATAAATGAAGTGCCTGATTATAATGTTTATCATAATGGAAAATTATTTGAGACTGTCTCAGGCGATATGCTATTTAATATGTATGTTGAAAATGGTGGTCATGTCTATGAAGACTGCTTAAACAAGGAAAATGATAAAAAAGAAGATGGAAGTGTAGAAGATTTATCTAAAACAATTGAAGATACCACTAACAGTTTAAAAAACTTATTAAATAGTATTGAAAAATTAAATAATATGTTATAAAGGTTGGTGATAAAAATGAAAGGTAGATTAGAACATTCATTACAAATTGAAAATAATATTAAAGAGATATTAGTAATTCTACCTCAATATGTAACAGAATATTATTATGAATTTAAAGCAGGTAGACAACCAGCAGCTTGTAGAGAATACATTAGAAAAATTGCAAAATTTTTATATTTTGTTAATTCTCAAAATGTAAAAGAAATTGAGGCTGACCAAATAAGTAAGTTTGATATTACTCGTTTTTTGGATTCAATTGAATATGTAGAAGATAAAAATGGAAATAAAAAACAATCTTCTCTATCTTATAGAAAATGTTATCATAGTGTACTAAAAAGTTTTTTTGATTTTTTGTTAGAAAATGATTACATAAATATAAATCCAATGAACAAAATTAAAAGAGTTCGTGGTGAAGATTTTGTTAATAGAAAATTTTTAGATGAAGATGATTTAAAAGAAATACTGTTAGCTGTTGAATGCGGTGCAGGAAATAGAAGATCTGTGGCAATGCAATATAAATGGAAATCAAGAGATAGAGCGATTTTAATGCTGTTTATGCAAACAGGAATTCGTGAAACAGCATTAAGTGAAATTAATATTGAAGATATTGATTTTGGAAATCATATAATTAAAAGTGTAATAGAGAAGGGACATAAGGATAAAACATTCACTATGAGTCCTCAATTAGAAAAGGCAATTTTAGATTGGATGAATGATAGGGAGAATATTATTGATACGAATGAAGACGCTTTATTTATTTCTAAATCAAAAAATCGAATAACACAAAGCTCATTATCTAATATAGTAAAAAAATATACAAAAGAAGCTCTTGGATATTCAGTAACACCTCATAAATTAAGGGCTTCTTTTGCAAATATTATGTTGGAAAAGACAGATGAAAATATATATGTGGTGCAGCAGCTATTAGGACATGCCAGAACAGAAACAACGAAGATCTATTTGAAAAATAATTTAAATCAGTATAATGATATGGCTGCCGATATAATCGCAAAATCTATTTTTTAAGGAGAGCAACATAATGGAAATTAAAAGATATATTACATTCAGAAATAAGAAGAATAACTTTCCAATGTTAAAAGAAAAAGAGAAAATTCAATGGGATTCGGATTTTTCATCGTACAATAAAATTGTTGATTTTTTAAACAAAACGTTTGAGATGAAGTATTTAGAAGAAGAATATGTTTATGTTATATCATTTAATTGTCAAATGATCCCACAAGGAGTGTTTGAATTATCACATGGAAGTGCAGACACTTCTATTATAAAAATGAGAGAACTTGCAATATTTTTATTATTGTCTGGTGCAAATAAGTTTATTGTTGCTCATAATCATCCAAATGGTTCAAAAAATGTAGGTGTAAATGATATTAATATTACAAGAAAGATTCAAGAAATGGCAAACTTTATTGAAGTTGATTTTCTTCAACATTTTACAATAGGAAATGATGGTTATGATACTTGTATTGATAATGGAGAAGACGATAATGATTTTGAGGAAAATAATGAAGAAGATGAAAATTATATGCCGTTTGGTTAAATTTGACGAAGTTGTTAAATGATATTGTGTAAAACAAATAGAGAAGTGAGGAAAAATATTATGAAAGACAATTTAGATGGAATTAATCGAGTGCGATTCTGTGACTATTCAGACTATGATTCTGAAAAGTGCAACGATGGCGGTAGTTATGGCTTTTGGACTGATTACAATCGCCTTGAAAATGGTAACTGGGAAATCAGTTACGGAACAACAGCAGACTTCGAATATTGTCCTGTATGTGGTAACTTTAATGATCATTATGAAGGAAATGATTGTTGCTATGAATCTGGTTACAGTTGTGGAGAATATGAAACTATAACGGAAGCTGAATTACTTAAACGAATTAATGAATTTAAAGAAACAGATGATAAATATATTGAATATAAGTAAATAATAGTTTCATTGGAAGAATGGAGGTTAAATAATATGAAAGATATGAATATTACAGGAAATGCAATCGAAAATTTATTAATATCATATGCAGATCATAAAGCACAAGTAAGATTATTTATGGAAGATGAGAATGTTAATGCTGATGAATTGGAAGAAAATTCAGAGTTTATGTATCATAAAGGATTCTGCGAATGTGCCGAAAGATGGATTAGATGTCTTGGCATAAGTCCAGATAGTCCTAAAATCGAACAAATGATTAAAGATTGGAGTGAATAATATGGATAAAATAGATAAGAAGACATACATAGGAATCGTAAAATTTACATTGGAATCAATGGTTGATCTTGCAAAGTCTGATAAGAATTATAATCTTACAGCAGATACAATTCATTATTATGAAACAACTATTAAACCAGAAATGCAAATTAGCCAGGATGAGTTTTTAGAATTGTGTAAGGAAGCTGGAATTAAATAAAAGGAGAATGATTTTATGAATAATTACTATGTTGTAAATTTAGAAGATGTAAATATTATACCTAAAAGTCCTTATACGTTAGTGTTTAAAGGGTATGTCCCAACTTACGGACAAAGTAATAAACTTTATACTTTTAGATATGATGGAGATGTTGCATTTACTGATGCTCCAATGAGCGATGATATAAAGGAAGATTTTGCTGAACAATTAATAGAAGATTATGGCTGTGGTATAATGTTTGATATCATAAAAGTTAAAAATCAATTAAAAAAGAAATCTCAGTATAGAATGAAAATTTAACTAATTTCTTACTAAACCAAGTTTTCTTGTGGAAGGAGTGAATAATATGAATGATGTATTGGAACAGCGATTAGCTGCAAAGAAGCGAGATTTGGAAAATCAACAAGAATATTTCAGAATTGATATGAAAAACATTGAACAATCAAATTATGAAGACAATGCCATTAACGCATTATTATATATGAAGAAACTGAAAACGGAAATTGCAGAGTTGGAGTTAGTTATGCAGTTGAAAAAGACAAATGGACTCTAGGTTTCAAGTTAAGAAGGGAGAATGATCATTATGCATGTGAATATATTTGAAACAAAATCGGATGAAGAATTATCTGTATTATACGGACAATTTCTTGAAGCAGAAAAAATATCTGGTTTTCCAGATGATAACGAATTGGGGAAAATTAAAAAAGAATATGAAAAAGATTTCGGAGCAAATACTGTATTAATGCTTCAAATTGAATTGACTCATACAATAGCAAATAGATGGTTCATAGAACATAGAGGCAAGTAAATTTAACTTTCTTGCGATGATTGGAGGTAGAAAAATGGAAAATAAAAATTTAGATAGCTATGGATATTTATTAAATTGCCCAAATGAAATGCTTGGATATGTGAATAAAATAATGAATGATAAACAAGCTCCCATAAATTGGAATAAATTTAATATAGGTGATTATTTTTATACAGAAAAGTATGCATATAAATGTGTGATAGCAGATCATCCAATGAAAAGAATAGTGTTTGTAACAAAAGATGAATATGATTTTAATTACAAATATAAGTTGAAAAATAATGGTAATTTGGTACAGAAATTAAATTGGGATATGCCATTTATAAAAAATCAGTGTATGTTTGTATATGCTGAAGCTGATTTAGATTCTAATCAAAAAATGCAAGAACCACTACAAAAACTGTATCAGTATGAAAATCAACCAGATATGAGAGAAAAGATAAGAGAATATATTAGTGAGCTTGATACAGAAATTGATAGGTGTGAAAATGAATTGCAAAAATATTATAAGAGTAATGGAGATGTAGGTGTTATAAGTATGCAAAATAGAATTCAAGTTTTAATTGAAGTGAAAAATGATTTACTTGGAAGATTGGAAGAGGTGATATAAATGAAGAATAATTTGCATTTGATTAGTTTTGGTCTTGAAGATGGAAAAGTAAGATGGTTTTGTACTGATCTTGCTTCAAAGTTTAAGATGGAAAATAAAAATTGGTTTAATAAAAACACTAAAAGTATTACCATTTATAAAGGTTTTGAAACTGCCGAAAATGATACTGAGCCGATTTTAAAGAATATATATCGCATTTCAGTAGATTACATGACATCTGAGAGAAAACTTCATAATAAAATTTATATGTTTGTAAAAGGCGAATTGTATAAACAGGAATATGGTAATGGAATAAAGGTAAGAAGGTTGACAAAAGAGTTAAAACAAGTTTTGGAAGTAATTGAGGTGATGTGAATGGAAATTTTGACAAAGTTAAATACAAAAGAGAAAGCAGAAATAAATTTCAATGATATAAGACAAAGAGATTCAAGACAAGTCGAATTAAGTAAAGAAGAAATCGGTAGATTGATTGCAAGATATAATAGCGGTATTAAAGATAAGAAAGAATGATTTATTAGGAAGATTGGAAGAGGTGATATAAATGGCAAGAATAATGGATAAGCCAAACAAAATAAAGGCAAAACTTATTGTAGAAGTTGAAGCTGAATTTTATGATAACGAATCATCAGAAGAAACATTGAGATATTGTGTTGAACAGGATCTTGAAGATACAGGATTCAATGTCATTGATGTGTCGATAATGAAGTGAGGTGTGATTGATGGTAAGATATATGGAATGTTCTACATGTGGCAAGTCATTACTTGAAAATTCAATTATTGTTGTAAGAACTGGGTTTACAGATAAATATTGTTCATATGGTTGTGCAGCAATTGGTAGTGGATTTTTTGAAAATATAAAATTAACTGATGAAATTGTCCAAGAACACAAATCTTGTGATGGAAAAGATTGGCTAATAGGAGATTGAGGTGATATAAATGTATGAAGAAGAAATAAATGCGGCATTGATCTCCATACAACAATTTAAAATTGCATATAGTAATGAAAATGGAGTTATAACTGTTGGTGATATTAAAGATTTAATGGCTAATATAGATACTATAGAAGAATGTGTAAGAAAGCAAAAGAGAATCCCAACAACTAATGAAAGAGAATGTGGCTTATTGGGAAAATCAAAAATTGTACATCGGTGTAGTATTTGTGGTAGTAATGTATATTCTACAAATACATATTGTCCTCAATGTGGGCAGAAATTTTGTATGTGAAGTATTAGATTTAATTGAAGAATTGATGAAATGAGGTAATGTATATGCAAAATAAAAAAACATTAAAATATTTAAATGATATGAAAAATAGTAAAATGCCACCATTTGATAGTCAATATGAATTTTTCTTTGCTACCCTGGAAGATTATTATATTGCAAAATCAAATGGTGCAAAGATAATAAAAGAGGAGCTTATGGAATGGGATTCTGAAGCACAAAAAGAAATTGTTAATAAATTGACTGATATTATAGAATCTGATGAATTGATTGGCTTTGATAGAAATGATATTTTATCGTTAGCTGATTAAATGACGATTTCTTGGTAAATAGAAGGAGATGATTAAATGGCGAGAAAGAAAGTAAATAAAGAATTAACCATAGAAGAACAGTTACAGAAAGAAAGAGAAAATGAATTAAATTTTATTAAAGATGAAGTGCCACATCTGAATGAACCAACTTATAGATTTGAAATAGGAGATAAGGTAAAATATGGTGCATTAAAAGACTGTACAGTAAAAGAAGTGTTATATGATGGGAAGGTGTACGGATTACATTGTATTTCTACTGAAGAAAATTATGGAAATCCTTATGATAGAGAAGTATATCGAGTTGTTGGGTGGACTAGCGTTAGACCGCTTACTAATGGGGATTCAAGGTTTAGTAAAAATCAGAATGTAAAAATCAATTTTGTCAATTCAATGATTGAGTCTCTTATTCATAAATATTATGCATTTGGAGTAGATATGAATCCTGAATATCAGAGAGGATATGTATGGGAGTTAGAAGATAAACAGTTACTTATAGATAGTATATTTAATAATATTGATATAGGTAAATTTGCTTTTATTCATTTGGATGATAAGAAATGGACTGAGACAGGTAATGGATATGAAATACTTGATGGAAAGCAGAGATTAAGCACAATTATTGATTTTTATGAGAATAGATTTCCATATAACGGAGTTTATTACAATGACTTATCGGCTAAAGATAAGAATGTTTTCTTAAACCATCATATTGTGCAAGGAGAAGTAAGAGAAGCAGATAGAAAGGCAGTATTAAAATATTTCTTAATGCTCAATAGAACTGGAAAGTCAATGGATCAGTCACAGCTTGATAAGGTTGAGAAGATGTTGGAAGAATAACCCAAAGAAAAATTGCTTTCTTATTGAAAGTAAATAAAATTAAACAAAACTGGCATTTATGTTAATTATTATAGACGTTAGAGAAGCAGAAATTAACTGCTTCTTTTTTAATGGAAAGGAAGATATAGAATGAATTGTAATACTAAACATAACTCAAGATTTATATGTTTGCGATGCTTAAAAGAAAATATGGTAGGAGCTGGCATACCACGACCAAATACAAAGGAAACAGACCACATCAAAAACTTGATTTGTTTATGTACTCATTTAGAAATGAGGACTAAAAACTTAGAAGTGCGATGGTGTGATGATTTTGAAACACAAATGAAAAAAGCTCATAAATTGAAATCTAAATATTATGATCAGAATGATGAACTTTTACCTGGATGGCAAACAGAGAATATGTATGTAGGAAAGGTGGTCTATTAATATGGAAAATTATAAAATCGGTTATAATGGTGATGCTTATGTTGAAAATATTCACCATATAGGTGTTGAGTATAATGGAAATTATTATAGTGTAATTTTCGGAGGGTATGTGAATGGGGGATTCTTTAGTATTCCGAACTGGAATTGCGGTGGTGAGTTAGCTGAGTTCAGTGATGTTTCTTGGAATACAGAATCTATTCAGAAATCATTAAAGAGTAAAATGGCAGCTAAAGCTATTGCAAAAGCGATAGCAGATTACACAAGGGAGCGGTAATTATGTGTTATAAGATAGAAGTGCAAAATAAAAATGCTGAAAAGCTTAATAGGAAGTTGAATGAATTAAATCTTCCTATATATATGAGAAAATATTTTACTGTTAAAATAGAGAGTAAAGTAGGCGCATTGAATTATCTTGGAGTTATTGTAGATTTACTCAATTGGTTTATTGAAGAAAAACTTATTGATAAAACAAATATTTCAGATATTGAGCCATCGGATTTTACTGATATCATGGCAGAAGATATTACATTATATTTAAAGACTAAGGAACAGAATGGAATGTCACCTACAACATTAGAAACTAGGAAACATATTATAAGCAGTTTTTGGGATTATATGAGTAGAGTAAAAGGAACTGAAATTAAAGATAAATTCTTTAAAGATGTAACATATAAAGGAATTCCATCTGGAAACAATTTAACCAAAAAACTTCCAACAGAAAAACAGCTTAATGATATGGAAGAAAAAATAATGTGGAAAAAGGATATTCCAGTAAGAAATAGAAATATTGCTATCTTTCGTGTGTTAAGAGGAACTGGAATAAGAGAATCTGAACTTGCTGGCTTGGATTTATCTGATTTGCATTTAGATGAAGAAATGCCATATATTACTATTCTTGGTAAGGGTGTGTACAGAGAAATGCAAAATAGAACGGTATATCTTAGTGGATCTGCTTTAAAAGCATTGAGTAAATGGTTAGAGTACAGAAATACACTGGATAATATTGTAGATACAGAAGCAGTTTTTATCAATAAGAATGGCACACGTACAACGGAAAGAAATATCAAACAGGTATTTGAGAATTATGGAAATGGTATTACTCCACATATGATGCGACATTATTATGCTAGTATAATGAACAGAAATGGAAATCTTGCATTTGTTCAGCAGCAGTTGGGGCATAGTAGTGTAAATACAACAGTTAATAATTATGCAAACGGAGCTGTTGGAATGAAAGAGAAATTGATGGAGATGTGATTATGGTTAAATATATTGGAAAGAAAATCAGAACTGAAAAGAGAATAACAGTAAGAGGGCTTGCGAAAATGGCTGACATTGCACCAAGTACAATCAGTAAATGGGAAAATGGAAGTGCTGTTCCTGACTTAGCTGTACTTGATTTGGTTGCTAAAGCAATGGAAGTGCAACCATTTGATCTCGTTAAATTTATTTATTAGTGTCGTTGGTGAAAATATCATTTGGTGTGCAATTTAGTGCATGACATATTTTCTCAATGGTGTCAAGTCGAATACTTTTTGTGTCACCATTGCAAATATTGCTAATATTATTGTTAGAAATTCCTGTAACCTTAGATAACCAATATGGAGTTTTGCCTTGTTTTTCAAGAATTTGTTTCACATTTAATTTCATATATAATACCTCCATGTGAATTACTTATTAATATAATATCAAAAAATATTATATTTTTCAATATTATATGTTGACATATAATATGTATAGGTATATAATACGAAGTATCAAAGGTAATCCAAGGTAGTTATGAATACTCAATATAAGAAAGGAGGATGTGATATATGGAAATAAATACTTTTGATATTGTAAGAGTTGATTTCGGAGATGTGGTCTTTGCTGGAGAGCAAGGCGGTATAAGACCAGCAGTTGTAATTCAGAATGCTTATGGCAATATTTATTCTGATACAACAATTGTAATTCCATTTACAAGTAAAATAAAACATCTTCAGCAACCGACACATTCTTTCTTTCATAAGGATTTAGGCAAAGGATTAACTAAAGATTCAATGATTCTTGGTGAATGCGTTAGGCAAGTTTCAAAAAAGAGAATAATGAAGAAGTTAGGTACTATCACTAAATTACAAGAGAAAATAAAAGTCAAAGCAGTATACGATGCTAATTTCGGGCAATTAGAGGAGGCTTAATATGGAATATATTAAAATGTCGCTGGAAGAAGCGAAAAAGTTTGCAAAAAAAGATGCTATTGTATTAGTAGCGAAGCAGGATTTAGCAAAACCTGATGTGAATGTTGGATTTTGTAAAAAGAAATTTTGCGACTGCACAAATATCTTGGAAGAAGCTGCAAGCATCGCAAGGGTATGTGATGAATTTTCCAATGGGCTTAAAGTTTTTTCAGAAATCCAAGAAGAAACGCCAAGGGGATATTTACATACAATTCTTTCAAGAAAATAGTTACGAGAGCAGAATTTGGGACTCGTAACGTGATATTATATAAAAAACAGAATGAATGTTCGATAAAAGTATTGACAAAATCGAACGAACGTTCTAATATATAAAATGTGAGATACAAAAAGAGAAAGCCGAGCATCATAGTGCTGGAACACTAGCTCGACTTTCCTAAAAATATTTGGTTGAATTGTATTATGAACGTACTGGAATACGCTCATAATTATAATACATATAAATTGATGGAATGTCAATTAAATTCAAGCAATTCAGCATATTTTTCACATATTTAATCAAAATTTAATAAATTATAGGGCTATCGCCAAATGGCAAGGCACATGGTTTTGATCCATGTATTTCTGGGTTCGAATCCCAGTAGCCCCGTTATGCACTGAATCACACCCGATGTAAGTGCAGAACGCAAGGTACTTGTTTCTTTGTACATACATATTGCCTTGTAAGAGCAGAATGTGTAGCTGCTATAGTTCTACCATAGTTTAATCCACTAACGGATGAGGCATCAGCTTTACAGGAAAGCCAATCGTGTAAGGTTCAACTCCTTGATGTCTCTTTACTTATAAATAAGAAGAAAGGGTGATAGAAATTGGAATACGCAATTGTAAACAACAATGGTGTATACATAAGGCTCAATAATGGACAACCAGTTGCTTGTACAAAGAAAACAAGAGACACATTTCAAAAGCAAAAGGCAGAAAATATCTTGGAGCATCTACCAAAATCTATGAGACGTTTACATTTTAAATTGGAATGTATACCTGATATTAAGATGGAAACATCAGTTGAGAGAATTGTTAAAGCAACTAAAACATCAATTAAAGGTAATGATGGATATGAAGTTGCTGAATCAGTCAAGTCTTGGGTTGATAAGTTTGGCGAATGTGAACGAATTCTCAGTGATGCAGCAAAAAGATATAAAGAACTCGAAATTGAGTTGAAGCGAGCTGACGAAGAATTGATAGATATTTTGCATGAGGTAGAGTTGGAAAAGCCAGTTGATCTCTACAGAGGTTGGATATTCTATAAGAGAATTCGTACCAATCGAAAAAATAGACGAAATCTTAAGGATGAGATGGTCATTATACATAATGTAATAGCTGAGGTAGATACCGGAGAATAATTATATATCAAACATAAGGAGAGTGGTAAAAAAATGAAAGACGAAGAATGGAGAGAGTATTTTCAACTTTTCGGAGAAGAAGAATTAAAAACGCTTGATTATTACCTAAACAATGAGATGTATCATTTAAAAAGAATTGTTAATCCCATGATTGGTGGATACACCAAAGGAAATTTTGAATATGGGGACATATATGATGATGCAACTAAAGTGTTATGTGAATCAATAATAGCTTATGATAGTAACTCTGCTAAATTTGAAACATTTTTTACTGGTAATGTTGCAAGAAGTATTAGAGATTGGCATAGGGACAATCATTGTAGGGCAAAGCGTAGTCCAATAATGACCGATGTTAATGGAAAAATTATTATGATACCAGATGAGAATGATCCAACAGGAAAAAAGAAAAAGCCTAAATATATGAAAGTAATATCATTTGATGCTACATATGATGATGAAAATAATAATCTGAAAGACAAAATTCCTGATAAAATAGCTGATGATTTTGAGTGGAGTCCAGAAATGGTGAAATATCTTAAAGGATTATCAAAGTTGCAGTTAGCAATAATTCATATGTTAGCAGAAGGGTATATAGAAAATGAGATAATCAATACTTTAGGAATTGATAAGAATACATATAAAGATAATATGAAGGCAATAACAGATAACAAGAAAACAAAGTACATAAGACGTTTATTTAGGAGGTATGAAGGATGAGTGAATTCAGAATGGAAGCTACTAATATTGGACAATATATTGATGATGTCCAGGATGAAACAATTAATAGTAATCAAGCTGTTCAAAGAGATTTCGTTTGGACTGCTGAAATGATTGATAATTTGATTTATTCAGCAACTTCACAAAAAGTATTTATACCTAATTTAATTCTTGCAGAGGAAAACAAAGGCGATACAACTACTACTTATATTGTAGATGGAAATCAACGAACAGAAGCTCTTAGGAGATTTAAATATGACAATTATAAAGTTTCAGTCAAGATTCGTAATCCAATTGTTACATATGATAGAAAGAAACTTGATGAAAACAATAAAATAATTAGAAACGAGAATGGTGAAGTTATATGGGAAACAGTGGAGTTTGATTTAAGAAAGAAAACCTACGATGATTTACCTGTTGAATTACAGAGAAAATTCAATAAATGTCCTTTAATGATAACTATATATCAAGACCGTACTACAGAAGGAACATCTGAATTGGTCAATCTATATAATAACCATGCTGGAATGAACGTATCTCAAAAATCTCTTACATATGTCGGTAAATATGCAAACGAAATTAAAAGAATTAAAGATAATAATAAGTTTCTTATGAATGGAACAGCTCTTACCGAGAATGAAAAACATAAGGGAAATTGGGAGAGAATTATTTCTGAATCAGTTATGGGTGTATTCCATATGAATGAATGGAAAAAAGATCCCAAAAAGATGTGTAGTTATTTAAATGACAACTCATCTACTGATGAATTCTTAAAAATGGAAGAATATTTTAATCGGATTGAACCTTATTCTGATAAACTTAATAGTCCTAAGATAGCAGAACTATTTGTTGCTAAAGATATAGTAGTTTGGATGAAGGTATTTGATAAGTTTACAAAATTAAATCGCCCCGATAAAGAATTTGGAAAATTTATAAAAGCATTTTCTGAGACTTTAAGAGAAGAAAAGGTAAATGATATTACTTGGAATGAATTAGATGCAGATAAACATACAAAAGATAAGAGCGTAATTGAGAAAAAAGTAGAACATATTATAACTCTTATGAATGAATTTTTACATATTGATAGTACAGAAACAGAGAATAATGCAAGCGAAGAGACAACACTCTCATTTGTGCAGGAAAATGCAAATTCAGAAGCAACAGACGATGACGTAAATGCTTATTCTGAACTTGTTGATTATTGTTTTGACCACAATAACATAGAGGTTAATGCTCCAATTTATCAGCAGTGTCAGACAGCTCTAATCGCATTAATGGCATACGCTTGTGAAAACGAAAATGAGGACAAATTTGAAGAATGGATTAATAAATATAAGAATCAGAAAAAGTTTAGTCCGTCTCAGAAAGTAAATTATGACTTCATGAAGAGAAGTTTTGATAAGATGGCAAACGCATAAATATATAAAGGAGAACAAATAAATATGAAGTTAGCAGACATTATAATTCCAGATTACCTTGCAGAGTCTGTACCAAATGAGGCAAAGATGAACAGAGTAAAGAGATATTTCCTTAAGTATGGAGAACTGGACAAGCCAATTATAATCAACCATAAAAAAGAATTGGTAGATGGATACATAAGATATTTAGTGCTTAAAGAGTTTGATGTGGAACATGTCAAACAATATAGATATGAAAGAGAGAATAAAAAAGTAGTTACATACATATATGGCAAGCACCCAAATCAGCAGAGTGATAAAGAATACGTTTGGAGAGTTCCGACTTCTGAGAAATGGAATATGTTTATGGAGAATATATCGGTAGGAGATATAGTCATGTGTTATACCAAATGTGGTGTTAAGCCAGTAATTATATCAAGGATTATAAGGTCTGATTTCAGACCAATGGATATTCCAAAAGATTTGAAAATTAAACGTATTGCCAAGAATCAGAGGTTATAGATATGGAATGGATTTTGGAAATTACATTGGTCGCAGGTGTCGTTGGATTTTCTGAATGGTTATACGGCATGAAATGTTTGGAGGATGAGTATGAACGAAGTTAGATTTAGATTTCATCTTGCGGTGATAAAATTTTATGTTTCGATAATGAATCTATTATCTAAAAAATGTGATGAACACAATATTAAAGCTGAGAAAATTTTAGATGAACTGGAAAGATATGGTGCATAAAATATGACGAATACTGAATATGAAATATTACAAGACACATTTTTCCAAAATGGAAATATGAATCACTTAGAAGAATGTAATAGTGTAAATTATCATGCAATAACACATGAAGATACAGAAATACTTGGTGCATTTTGCGATGTAACAGGTTTTCATGGCAATGATTTACAGAAACTGTTGATACTTGGATATATAAGTTGGCAAGGGGAGAATAAATACATATGAAAGATAAGTTATTTATTATAGGAATATTTATAGTAATTACGATACTCGCTATATTAGCAAACATTGGGATATTTAGTATGGTTGTAAATGCTGATATACCTGATTGGTTAAAATATTTGTTGTTGAGGTAATAATATGTTTGATAAAAAGAATAAAGAGCAATCTCTATTAGAAGAACTAAAAGAAACTTGTGTACAAATAAATAGCCTAAAAACTGAAATTAATAGAATAGAAAAATTACCCAATATTCCTTTTTCTTGGAGCGTGAATTTTAATTATTCACCAAATAATCAAAAAGAGTTAGCAAATGTATTGATAAAAATTTTTAATGGGCAAGCAAATATTAAAGACTTACAGAAGATTTGCCGCCATGAAGAAGAATATATAAGAAATTTAGCAGAAAGTATGATGGCAGCTTGTGATGTAATTAATAACTATGATTCTTTGATAATTAAATTAAATAAAATGGAAAGAGAAAAAAGAAAATTAGAAGAGAAATTAGGAATATCAACATTAAAATAAGGAGAATAATCAAATGTCAGTTTTGATGATTTTGGTCATTATAGGACTATTAATATTATGGTTTTTACTGTCACCATTTTTTACAAAAATAGGCTCATTTATCTATAAGATAATAAAAAATAGTGTGATAGAAGAAATAAATAAAGATGAAAAGGAGACAAAAGAATGAAGAAACTAGGAGGATTTGTAGCAGCAATTGTACTTGTAATTGGAGTAATCATATGTATGAAATCTTTAGTAAGAGTACCTGCTGGCTATGCAGCAGTTCAGTACAATGCGAACGGTGGAGTAGAGAAAAAGGTACTTGATCAAGGTTGGCATTGGAAGAGTCCAATGGTAAAGACAACATTATATACAGTTGGTCTTGAGCAGTCATATCTAACAGCTTCTAAAAAGGGAGATTCACCAGACGATGATAGTTTTACAGCAAGTTCATCAGAGGGTAAGTCAATGACTTTAGAGCTTACTTATACATACCAGTATAAACAAAATAGTGTTGCAGACGTTTTTACAAGATTTAAAGGTCAGAGTGGTAAAGAGGTAAGAGATAGTTTTATCAAACCTAATATTGTTTCTTGGACTAAAGAGATTGTTGCAAATTACAAAGTATCCGATATTCTTGGTTCTGAAAGAGCGAATATTAATAGTGCAGTTTCAGATTATCTTGCAAAGAAATTTGAGCCGTATGGTATTACAATTAGCAACGTATCTTTAATCAATATTGATGTGGATAAAGATACAATGAAAGCTATAAATGCTAAGATTAAGGCTCAACAGGACGCAGAGACTCAGGCAATTCAGAATCAGACAAATATTGATAAGGCAAAAGCTGACGCTGAAGCAGAGGTTACAAAAGCTCAGGGTGATGCAGACGCAAAGGTTATCGCAGCACAGGCAGAGGCAGACGCAAATGCAAAGATTAACAGTTCAATTACTGATCAGCTCATTCGTATGAAAGAGGCAGAAGCAAGACTTAAACATGGATGGGTTACAGTACAGGGTAGCGATACTGTAGTTACAAAGGATGCTGATTCAGACCAGTAAATAGAGAATAAAGTCAAGTCCAAATTTGTGTGTAAATTCATCTTCCAGCTATATTAGTCCGTCTATGCTGCCTTTATCTTCAGGAGATTTGATTGAATGGAGCTTAGTTTGTCATAGTATTCTTTCATAT